CTAGGGGGTGGGCGGCTTGCCCTCCTCGCCCTCACGGACGACGAACGCTCGGCCCACTACTGTGCGGGCGAACTGACGGTGGTTGCTGCGGCCGGTGTGCGTCAAGCACTCCACATCGACGGCCTCTCCGTCGGTCGACGCCTCCGCGGTCCAGCCGCAGGAGACGCAGCGGGCCGTATAGGTCGACGGGACGTCGGGGTGGGTGACGATCTTGTGGACCAGGCTGCGGAGTATCGTCCGGGGGCTCATACGGACCGCCCCCGCCCCGTGTGCGGGTGGCGCCGGATCTCCACGTTGCAGTCGGAGACCACGGTCATGTCCCGGCGTGCACGCGCCTCTTCTCGCTGCCGGCCGAGCGACGCACAGACGTCGCAGGCGTAGTTGGGGACCGGCTCTAAGGCACCGAGCGGGTCGCTGAGATGCACAGCTTCGGTAAGCTCTGTCATGTCGACGCTCCTCGAAAGCGTTGTCCCAAGCCCGGGGCCGTTCACGCGGTCGCCGGGGTTTTTCCTGCCCCTAGCATGCTATAGAACACTATGGCAGTCTATCGCTCGCACTGACGTACCATGATCATCTACGGTCCAGCGTGTGAGCATCGAGCTGGATGAGACGCGGCCCAAGTGGCGGCAGGTGGCCGCCATTCTGCGCGCCCGGATTGCCGACGGAAGCTACCCGATCGGATCCCGGATGCCCGCCGTCGTAGCGCTCACGGAGGAATTCGGTATCGCCCTTGCGACGGCCCAGAAAGTGAATCGGGCACTCCGCGAGGAAGGACTCATCCGGACCGAGGTCGGTATGGGTTCGTACGTCACGGGCCGCCCTCCTCGCGCCTCGTCGGACTGAGTACGGATATCGTCCACCACCCGCGGGGACGAGGTTGCAGACATTCCGGGGACACCTTGGACGGACGCTGTTACCGTCCTAAGCGTCCTAACCGTCCCCGGGGGTCCCCTTGAATACAGCGCTCCGTGATGCATTGTCAGCCGCGAAGATGAGTCAATCCGCGCTCGCCCGTACCGTCGGCGTTACGCCCAAGACGGTGGAAAGATGGGTGGCGGACGCATCCCGCGCTCCTCATCCGGGCACGCGGGAGGACGTATCAGCCGCCCTGGGAGTGGGAGCCGACATGTTGTGGCCGCGAGCCGTGCGGGACGTTATCAAGACGGGCCCGGAGCGGGAGATCGTCGACGCCTACCCCTACCGGAACGCGTGTCCGACGAGCGTGTGGTCCAGGCTGATCGACGGCGCGGAGCGGGAGATCACCTTCGCCGGCTACACCAACTACTTCCTGTGGCAGGAGCAGAGCCGCCTGTCCGATCGGCTGCGGGCCAAGGCGTCGGCCGGCTGCAAGGTCCGCTTCCTCATCGGCGACCCCGCGAGCGACGTCACGCGGCGCCGGGAGGAGATCGAAGGCGTCCCCCTGACGGTCGGTACGCGCATCCGGATCACTCTGGACGCCCTCCGGCGCATGGGCGCCGTGGAGGGCCTGGAGGCGCGGTTCAGTGACGACCACATCGCGCTGAGCGTCTTCTCCTTCGACGACGAGATGCTGGTGACCCCGCACCTCTCTTCGCTCCTCGGTCACGAGTCGCCGATGTTGCACCTGCGCCGGCTCGGGACGACGGGCTGTTCGACCGGTTCGCGGGGCACGTGACGGCGCTATGGGCGGAGGGGCGTCCGGTGGGCTGACAACGCAAGAGAGCCCCGCCGGCGTGCGACGAGGGCTCTCGGGTGGTGCTCTACCAGTCTCGCTCTGCATGCTCCAGGTCAACGCGCACCCGGCCTGTGGCCTTCCCCGTCACTCGGCCTTGCGTCTCCGACGCCTCGCGAAACTCGAAGTCATCGAATTCGTACTCAGCACTTACGCCAGGGGCGATGACGAACCACGCTGTACGGGTGCTCACTTGCGCTCCTCCGTCTTGGGCCGGCAGCAGTACCCGGGCGAGAGGCACTCGTCCACCGGGTGGAAGTCTCCGCGGCACCCGCACGGGCAACCACCGATCAGGCCCCGGTCGACGAGGCGCCGGGCCTTCGCCATGAAGAGGTTCTCCGGAACGGGGCCGAAGACGCTCTCCAGTTCCGTGGCGACGTCCCAGCGCATGCGCCAGCTCGTTCCGACGGGCGTGGTTCGGCGGACGGCATCGATGAATGTCTGGTCCGGGATGTCCTTGCACTGCATGCGCTTCATCGGCCGCTCCCCCACTTCGCCATCGTCCGGGTTGCCGCGCGACGGACTTCGAGCGTCAGCTCCGGGGCCGCGCGCTGAGCGGGACGCCTGCGGATGATGGTCCCGTCGCCCGTGCGGATCTCGTAGGGCTCGGTGTAGAGCAGCTCCGTAAACCGACGGTAGTTGCTGCGGCAGTAGCACGACTTCAGCAGCTTTCCGTGACGCTCGCACCACTCCCCCGGGTGCAGCTCCCGGTAGTCCACGTCGTGCTCCAGGCGCCAGGCGTGGTGCCAGGCTTCCAGGGCTTCGATGTCGCGGGAGAGCTGGAGAAGACGCTCCTCACGCGGAGGCGGGTCACCGTTCAGCTTGCGGGCGGCCATGAGGGCTACCTCTTCGGTTGCGAAGAACAGGTACCGGCGACCGTGGCCGTCCCCCATGTCAGCAGCAGCGACGAACGGACTCCCCGTGCGGCGCAGTTCGAACCTGGAGAGGGGCATGTTCGCCGGCTTCACAACGTAGCGACGGAGTCTCATCGCTGCCCCTTCCGCAGTCCGTTGCGTGCGGTGCTGATGGCCTGTCGGTATCCGATGTGCGCACACCAGTCGGCGATGTCGTTGTAGCGGGGCAGCGACTCCAGCTCCGCGGCGACCTTGTCACGGACAGCCTGCTCCACGTCGACGGGCTTCACGCCCTCCGCCTCGTCCGCCGCCCGGTGCAGCGCAGCGGCCAGCTTGCGGGCCTGAGCGGGCGGCATGTGCGCGCTCGAACCGGGACCTTCGTCGTTGCGATCGGTGGAGACGTAGACCTCCCCACTCTCCGTTGACACCTCGATGGTCCAGGCGTACGGCTCCCGCTCCGGCGTCTGGTCTGCGTTGAAAACCGCTCGCATGATCTCTCCTCAAACCCCGGCGCGCTGCCGGCTCTTGGCGAACACAGTGTGGCACTCACGCATGTCGACGTACACCCGGCGGGGAACGTCGCCTTCGTACTTTGTCAGCCGTCCGTCGTTGGCGGCGCCGCGGACGCTGATCTCACTCAGCCCGACCGCCTCCGCAGCCTCCGCGTACGTCACGAGAACGGGCTCGTAAGGCACTTCCGCGGGCGGGTCGGGGAGTTGGGCCTCCGGGTCCGCCTCAGGCTCCTCAGCGGCCTCCTGCGGCTCCTCCGCGGGTGTCTCGTGCTCCTCGTTGACACCCTCCGACCCGTTCAGCTCCAACGGCGGGTCGATGTGAAGCACATGCGCGGCGACCAACGGCGGAACGGCGGAGACAACGACGATGACCCAGAGCGTTGGGCCGAAGACCGTCGCGGTGATCACGTGTTCCGTGATCTGAGCAGCCGTTGCCATGAGGAGAGCGAGGAGGGCACCGACCGTTGCGTTCTTGGAACGGCGTTTGGCCTCTGCCTCGTGCGGCGTACCTGCGGCCTCGCGTGCCGTTGTCTTGTACGCCTTCGCGATGCTTGCGCTGATCGCCGCGTAGAGCGAGAGAACGGCCGGCATGAGCCAGGCAACGGACGGGTCCCAGCCCGCCATGAGGGCGAGCTTGTACTCCCCGGGGGCGGAGAGCGCCAGGGCGGCGTAGAGAACGGCGGTCTGACCGTACTTTCGGGCGGCTCTGACGTGCCAGGGGACGGGGGTGAAGGTCATCATGTCCTCGCTCGTGAATGGTTCGTGATACGGGTGGAGCCACTGCCGTCTCTACTGGCAGTGGCTCCGGGGGTGGGCGGCTAACTGCGCTGGTCAGCAACCTCCCGCGTGCGGAACATCGCCGCCTGCACGCTCGGCCCGTCCGTCCACGGCGCTCCGGCCTGAGCCTGGTGGAGCTTCGACCGAAGACGGAGAGTCCCCGTGTCCCGCGAGTGCCACGTGTACTTGAAGTATTCGCGGGTGTCGCGGTCCGCGACGTGCACCGTGACGAAGGGGCTACCGCCGCTGTCCTCGTCCCACTGCCACCCGGTGGACCAGCCGGCCAGAGCCGCAGTGTTGACCAGCTTCACCGCAGCCTTGGGGAGGGAGAAGCCTTCAGGGGTGACCGTCTCGAACTGGTTCAGGCTCATGCTGTCTCCTTCGTGAGTCCCTTGCGGTGTTCCACCATCATGGCACACTTGTGTCGGCCGACACAACCCCCAGCGGCGCACCTCCGCGAGTCGACTCGCGGAGCACCGCAACCAGCGCTCCCCGGGCAGCGTGACGACCCATCCGCCGCATACCCGGGTCCGCTCGTCGCCCCGCCGTGCAGCCTGGCGGAGGAAGTGGCGTTGCGCCACGTCGTCGACGATGGCCGACGGGCCGGACTCCAGCGTCACCCGGTAGCGTACAGTGCCTCCGTCACCGGCCGACTGACGCGGATCTCGCGGTCCGCGGGGAGGTACGCCTCGCCGCCGTTCGTGAGGGCCACACGGATGCTGCCGTGGGTGGTCTTTACGGCGTCGCGGAAGGCCGTCCGGGTGTGGCGGTGGAGGTCAAACTCGTCGCCACGGCGGATGTCGCGGGCGGGGATGAGAATGGCGGTGTGTGTCATCGAAGTCCCTCCGGAATCCAGGGGCGAATGAGACCGTCAAGCACGCGGCCCACGCGCTCACCGTGGACGAGGTAGTCACCGATCACGGCGGCGCGGGCTCGCGGGTACTGCGAGGCCATCCGGCGGGCCCGGTCGTGGGCCTGCTCCGCGGTGATCTCCGGGAAGGTGGCGGTGAGGTGGGCGGCTGCTCTTCTGATCTTGCGTGCCTTGAACATCGGTTCTCCTGACGTCGAAGCCGAGGTGCCCTCAGACACCCGCGGGGACCAAGCCCTTCAGCCACGCCGGCCAGCGGTCCAGGTTGGCGGCGCTGTAGACCTTCTGGACGCCGACGCCGTTGGAGGCGTAGACCAGCACGGTGCTGTCGCTGTCCGGGGCGACGTGGAGGGTCGTGATCTCCGTGGCGAAGCGCGAGTCGTTCACGATCTGATCGATGGAGCGGGCGGGGGTGACGTCGATGGTCGTGACGATGTTGGGCATGGGTTCCTCCGGTGATTCGGTGAGTGCCCCGGGCGAGACTCGCACTCGCCTGACTACCTATCCGGGGCGGAGGTGCTACTTCGGAGCCGTCCGGCTACTCACGCACGTCACGATGAAGATGATGGCTGCGGAGAGCCACAGCGCTCCGGCAGCGATGGCGGACGAGGTCAGCAGCATGGACACCCCACACAGTGCGAACACCACGGCGGCCATGCGGAAGGTACGGCGCGTTTCTGAGTTCATGGTTTCTCCTCCTACGGCCTGCCTCATCAGCGCGGGTAGGCCAGTCCCCGCGGACGCCCCGGAGGGCGTTTCGGCTACTTCCGGACCTGACTCGCTGCCTTATTGGGCTTATAGACATGACCCGCGCCAGCGGCATTCAGGTGCTCTTCATGGGTGCGCGCTCCGCACTTGCACACAAGCGTGTCCATAGCGCTCTCCTCCCGCCGGACCCTCCGTGAGTCCCTGGCGTGACCTCACTATGACACACTTGTGTCGGCCGACACAAGCTCCTCCGTGAGTCGACTCACGGAGCTACGCGAAAAGGCCCGGAGCCGAAGCCCCGGGCCCTTGATGGGCTGCTACTCGCCGGCCAGGAAGTTGGCCATCGCGATGATGTCGGCGACGGTGTGCGGGGTGCCGGCCAGGAGGGTCTTGGCGAGGGTCACGAGGGACTCACGGTCAGCATGTGCCGGAGTGTGCTCCAGGGGCCGCACCTCGTACACCCATGTGGCGTCGTACTCGGAGTCTCCGTCAAGGAGCACCCTGTATGGGAAGACGACATCGCCAGAGTCAATTCGAGTGATCGCCCCTACCCTGCCGTTGATGCTGCCGGTGCCGTCTGTGTATTCGGAAACCACGCGAACCCGGTCGCCCACCTTGATGTCGCTCATGCGCTCTCTCCCGCCAGGTAGTCGGCCAGCCGCATCAGGTCATGTGCGGAGTACGGGTTGGCGCCCAGAAGTTCGGCGGCCCGGTGGAGGTATGCCTCGCGGGTGGGAGTGGTAATGGCGACGGCCGACGGGGAGACGGTCTCGACCTCGTATGCCCAGACGATCTCCCTGTCGTCGGTGCGCACCCTGTAGGGGCAGCTAGTGGAGTCGATCTCCGTCAACAGTCCGAGACTGCCCGTCTTCCCGGGGCGGTAGCAGTCTTCCGGACGAAGGATGCGAACTCGGTCACCGACCTTCGGCTTGGACTCCAGGAGATCCTTCTCCCAGTACGCGAGCGGCTCGGGCTCGTCGGCCAACTTCTCGACACGCTGGCAATACCAGGTGCCGCCGACGTCCCCGTGCCCCTCCTCCCCGAACTTCACGAGGTAGGGCGTGTACGGGTCGTCCTCGATCACGATGACACGGTCGCCCATCTTCGGACGGCTGTCAGACGCCGGCTCCGCCTTCACCTCTCCCCCGTCCACCTCGTCGGCAAGGGCCAGGATGCTGCGGGCGAAGGTACGGGCGGCGTCGGGCGAGGGGTAGACGCTGTGCACGTCGTTGCTGCCCGTACGGGCCACGAACTCGATCTCTTCGCCTCGCCGGCGAACGATGAGGGTGTCGCCCGTGTAGTTTTCGCACCTGATCTTGTACTCGGTCATGCTCTCTCCTCTGTCGGTTCAGCTAGCTCCGCGAGTCGACTCACGGAGGTCAGTCGAAGGTCAGGCCGTCCAGCGGTTCTCCGTCGGATCGGGCTTCGACGGCCAGGAGGATGTCTCCGCCCCAGAGGGCGGCTTCCTCGGGGCGGACGCCCTGGAGGTCGTAGTCGTCAAGGGATGGGTACATGTCGGTCTCCTAGGTGAGTTAGTGCTTCATGCAACGATGCCGAAGCGCTCTGCCTGCGTGCGGGCGCTTTCGACGCCCCGCTTGCGGAGCTGGCGCAGGGCCGCGCACTTTCCGCGGCCGGACAGCCCCAGCTCGTCGCTCGTCTGCTCGTCCGTCAACGTCAGCATGTTGATGCCGTAGAAGGCGCGTAGCGCGAATGACTGGCGGGGTTGATGACGGAGAGAAGGCGACGGGCCGTGTCGCGACGCTGCGAGGGCTCCAGGGGGTCCAGCGAGGTATCCACAAGGACGTCGCCCACCGTCAGCTCCTGGTTGGTGCCCGGCACGCCCCGGTAAGAGGGCTGGTCAAAGCCCACGCTCTCCATGAAGGCTTCACACATGCTCACGAAGCGCTCACGCGGCATCTCGCCCGTTGCCTCTACGATGGTCCAGGCGCGGTCAACGTTGCCCTCCGCCAACCACAACGCATGCTTCACGGTGATGGCCGTCGACGGCTCAATGGAGAGCGGGTGCGACGACTTCAGGTGGTAGGCCGACACCGCCCGCTGTACGGCGCTGCGGGCGTACGTCGCCAGGGAGGCCGTCGCATCCGTGGAGTAGTCGCGCAGCTTTTCCATGAGTGCCACACGGGCCTCCTGGAGCAGATCCTCCGCGTCCTCCGCGTTCGCGGTCGGCGCCACGGTACGGACGAGGCTCTTGAGGAGGGGCTCGTGCGCTTCCAGGACGGTCCACATGGCGTCCGAGTCGCCGGCCTGAGCGGCGAGGATGGTGGAGGTGTCGACGGGCGTTGCCATGAGTGCTCCTTGGGTCGTGTGCATTAGGTATGTCGACGGAGGCCGAGAATGTGACGGTCGACTTTTGTGACCTGCGCCACACAAGGGGCCGGGCATCAGGGCGCACCGAGCCGGCCCCTTGTGCGGGGTTCGTCAGATGGGTAGATCCGTGAGTCGACTCGCGGAGGTCAGGCCGGCAGATCCTTGATCGGCCATCCGAAAGCGGAGGCCATGCCGACGTCGGCCAGGGCCTGCGCGCAGCAGTCCCAGCCGGCCATCCGGAGAAGGCCAGTGACGTCGGCGAAGGTGGGGCGGTCCGTCATGAGGGCCGCCCCCAGGAAGGCGGACATCTCGATCAGGTCGCCCCGTTCGTCGGGCGTACGCTGCGGTCCAGTGATGACGAGCATGGGCTCTCCCCCGTACTGAGGTCCGGCTCCTCCCCCTCCCAGAGGGCAAGGGCCCGGTCCATAGCTGCGGTGGTGCCGAGCACGTAGGCCCTCGCTCGGGTGAGGTGCGCGACACCGGTATCCAGTTCTTGCTGTAGAGCTACACGGGCCTCATCTAGCGCCGTGCGCTCCGTCGGGCGAGAGGGACCGGAATCTGCTTTCCGGCCAGTGCCGTCCGCGTCCACGTCGGGCGTCCGTCCCGGCATGGTCACTGCGTCGTCGTAGACGTTCAGCAAGTGGCGGATCTCGGTCAGATCACGACTGATCGCGTCGACCAAGGTGGTCAAATGCTGTACTTCCTTGACGTGTTCGAGACTGTAGGTCACTGACCCTCCACGGGCAATCATCATGCGGCCGGTTACCGACGGGTGTTACTAGGGGTATGTACCGGTTTGACGGGTCATCCGGTACGCAGAGTTAGTCATACTTGTGTCGGCCGACCCATCCGACCTGCGGCTTTGTCGGCCGACACAAGACACGGGCCTCCACGTCTTCGTGACCATTTCGTAATCTCATGGAGTTTCTGTGTCCGCGTCCTGGGCACTGCGCGTGATCGCCACATGGCCCTCCGTGCACGGCTGACCTGCACTTAGTGCCAGCCAGTCGGACATGTCCCGATCGGACTTCAACCGGTTGCAAGTAGCGCACGCCGGCGCGAGGTTGGCCCACTCGTGCACGCCGCCCTTCGCAAGCGGAACAACGTGGTCCACCTCTGCTACAACCATCCGGTCGAATGAGGCGTCACAGTAGACACAGGCCCACCACTCCAGCTCCTCCCACCGTCGCAGTACGTCACGACGGGAGAGGGCCGGAGAGGGCTCCACACTGCGCATAGGGGGCGTAATGGGACAGTGTCGTCGCGTAAGCCGGATGGCGGAGGGACGCATTTCCGCCACCCGTCGGTCAACTGCGTTCATGCGCCGTGCGGTTGGGGCAGGTAGTCGACGGGGCGTCACTTCCGGGCCCGTTCTGCCGCCCGAGCCTCGTCAGGGTTGGCCGCGTACCAGGAGTCATTGGCGATCATGGTGGAGGCCTTCTTCATGTAACCGCCGCCCCACGAGCGGCCCCATACGGCGTCGTTCAGATCCGCGTCCAGCGGAACCCCGAAGAAGTCCATCGTCATTGTCTCCGCCACCTCGCGGGCGACGTCCTGAGCGATGTCCTCGGGAGCACACCCAAGAGCCTCGTCGTGCACCAACAGGAGGAGGTAGTCCGTCAGGCCCTTGTCGTCCATGTCCAACACCGCCTGGCACAGGACGTCCCGCGCGGTCGACTGCACCGCGTAGTTGGTGGCCGCGTACACACGGTCCCGGTCCAGCGGGAGTCGCCGGCCGACGGGAGTCCAGACGATGTAGCCGTCTCGGCGTGCCTCGCGCTGGAGCTTCTGCGAGTAGCGCTTGACGCCGGGGTACACCCGGTCGTACGCGGCGACGGCGGTCTTCACTTCCGCCAGCGGGGCGCCGGTCTGCCTACTGAGGGTCGTCGCGCCTCCCCCGTAGACCTTGCCGAACCCCACGCCCTTGCCCATCTTGCGGTGCCGCTTGGTGAAGTTCGGGCCCCAGATGAGTTCCGCGGTGAAGTCGTGGAGGTCTCTCCCCTCCGTGATCGCGCGCTTCATGGTGGTCTCGTTGGCCAGGGCAGCCAGAACGCGCATCTCCACGGCGCTGTAGTCGATGCTGAATATCCGCATCCCCGGGTCGGCCAGGAGTGCGCGGCGAATCGTCCAGTCCCCTGACGGCAGCTGTTGCAGCGGGGGACCGGAGATGGACATGCGGGCGGTTCGGGCCTGGAGGCTGTTGATCTTCGGGTGGATGCGCCCGTTGACGTCCAGGCCGTCGCGCATGGCGATGCCGTACGACGTCGACCACTTACCCGCGCGCTTGCTGCGGAGCACGGCGTCAGCTAGCGGGTTCGCCTTCCGGGCCCCGCGCGGCTGCCACTGCTCGTCCAGGTCCGCCAGGTCCAGCAGGATGGACTTATCCACCTTCAGAGCGCCGCTGTCAGTGGTCTCCGTTAGCGTCTCCCCCATGCCGACAAGAGCCGTCGCCACCTGCTTCGGAGAGTTCACCGACGTCACGCCGTACTTCGTCGCCTTGCCCGCGTGGAGCTTGGCCTCCTCCTCCAGCCGGCCCACGAGGTCGGCTACGTACGGCTGGTCCACGAGCATCCCGCGCCGCTCCATTTTGGCGCAGACGAGCATCACGCGGTGCTCGAAGTCTACGAGGCGCTGTGCCACGCCGACTGAGCGGAGACGCTCCTCCAGGACCGGCAGGAGGCGAGAGACGAGGATCGCGTCCAGTCCCGCGTACGCCAGGTATGTCGGGTGGTTGATGTCGATTGCGGCCCATCCGCTGGCCTTCGTCTCGCCGATGGAGTGGAACACCTTCGTCAGGTCTTCTTGTGTATCCGGCGCCGACGGATCGACGTCCTTGGCGCACAGTTCCTTCAGCCGTAGGCCGTACCCGCCTTCGTGGGACGGGCGCGAGTCGTACAGGTGGGCGACGATCTTGGAGTCCGTCGCCTTCGGCCCCAGCACCTCCAGTGGAGTGCCAAGGTGCCGGTCCAGGACCAGCAGGTCGAAGGTGGCGTTATGGAACACCAGCCGCGGAAGCGCCAGGAGCGCCCAACGGGCGGCCTCCTGCATCAGCGGGCGGTCCTCCACCTGAAGTACGAACGCGTCTCGGGCGTCGCCCAGTTGTACCGTGCGAAGGCGGTACGTCGGGCTGAAGGTGTCGAGTCCGGTCGTCTCTGTGTCCGCCCCGACCATCTCCCCCGCGCGGGCCTTACGCTCCACCCAGCGACGGAACTCGTCCAAGTCTGCGGCCGTCTCCGGGACGCGGGTCATGGTCTCGTCGCCGGCAATGGTGTACGGGAAGTACTTCATGCGACGTGCCCCCAAGTCCGTCCGGTATGGATGTGGTTGACCGTGACTGCGGGAATGCCCGGGGCGTGGGCCACGGCAACCTGTGTCGCGCCGGCTCCAATGCGTCGTCGGATCTCCCGCACATCGTCGTCGCTCAGCTTTGCCCGACCGTTGCCAGCGCCACGGTTCGATGTACCGTGCTGCACCTTGTCGCCCTCGTTCTCGCTGCGCGACCCCCACCGGAGATTGACGAGCGCGTTGTTCTGGCTGTTGTCGTCTAGGTGGCGGGCCACACAGGTGCTACTCGGGGCGGGGCCGCGGAATGTGAGCAGCACCAGGCGGTGCACCGAGATTCGCCACACGCGCGGCGTGGCGCACAGGGATACACGCTGGTAGCCGCCTTTGATGGTGTCGGGCTTCAAGACACGGCCCGCCGGCCCAATCACCCTCCCGCCGTCGCTCACCCGATACTTCGGCCACCCAGGAGCAGACCGCCATTCCTCGGTCACGCTGCCTCCTTCGGCTGGTTGAAGATGTCGGTCGAACCGGTGTCCTCGGGCGTCTCTTCGACGTCCTCCGCGAGTCGACTCGCGATGCTGCGCTCTTCGTCCGTCATGAGCCGCAGCCCGTTGAAGCCCCAGGAACCCTTGCGCTTGTCCTTGGTGAATCCGCGGGACTCAAGCTCGACCGCGAGAGCCCAGCCGCTCAGCCGCTCCTTCCGGTCAAGCCCGGCGTCCTCAGCCCACTCCGCGTAGGTGCGTCGGATCGCCATGGGAGCCACTCGCGCGCCGTCCCCACGGACGCAGCATGCATTCAGGAACTCCTGGAGCCGGTCCTCCGACTCCCGGTACGCCTGCGTGGCCGTGGCGACGGAGGAGGGCTCACCGAGCCCGTTCGCGTACCACTCCACGGCGCCGGCCACAGCCCACGCGAGGATGCCCTCCGCCTCCTCGCGGAGTTTGGCGGGGAGCGTGGTGTCCTTGTTGCCCAGCGCGTAGGAGAACGTGGCATCGAACGGGATCAGCTTGACCCGGCGCCACGTCCCTTCGTCCTGGCTCAGGATGGCCGGCTTGAAGTTCCCGGCGACCATGAGCAGGAACGACGGCACGTAGGTGAACGGGTTCTGGTTCAGGAAGCGGCACGTGATCGGGTCGCCGCCGGTCAACTGCTTCACGAGAGCCTCCGCCAGGCGGCTGTACTTCTCGGTCTCCGACGCCGTCACGAGCCGCGCACCGCGGAGAGAGGCCAGCTCCGGTGACGCCTGGCCGACGCTCACCGACTTCTCGAAGGTAGAGAACTGCGTCGCCTGCGTGACCCCCTTGAAGACGTAGATCAGGGCGTCCAGAAAGACGCTCTTCCCGTTGCTCCCCTGCCCGTGCATGAAGGCGAAGCAATGCTCCGACGTCGACCCGGTGCAGCCGTAGCCAACGAGGCGTTGCATGTACGCCGGCAGGTCCGGGTGGCCGGGGAACACCTCCGTCAGGAACTGGTTCCACCTCTCCGTCGGGGCGTCGGGACGGTATGCGACGGCGAGACGCTTCGTGATCATGTCGTCAGGAGTGTGCGGGTGGAGCTTGCCTGTGCGGAGATCGATGGTGCCGTTCGCTACCGAGAGCAGATCGTGACGGGCGTCGAAGTCGCTCGCCTCCACCGGCACGCCCGGCACGGAGGGCAGCTCCTTCATAACGGCGTCGATGCTGCGGTTGGTCAGCGCCTTGAGCGCCAGGCGACGGTCAGCGTCCTCGCCCGATGCCAGCAGCTCCGCGCCCAGGAGGTGAAGGGAGCTACGCACCCGCTCAGCCCCCGGCACCCAGACCGTTCCATCCCAGACGAGGAAACCGAGACCGCCGGCGTACCGCACTCCTCCCCCGTCGCGCGCCATGAAGTCGCGGAGGCGGACGGCCACACCGACGTCGGAGTTGTCGAAGAGCTGGCGGGAGCTGAGGTCCATCTCCGCCAGGGCGGCGTCGGTCGCGGGCATGTCTACCTCCTTCTTCGGCGGTTCGGGAGTGGGCTCCGGTGTCAGGTCGACGACCGGGGCGGAGCGGACAGCGGTGTGCAGCGCAGCGGGGAACGCCTCCGCGTCCCGCTTCCGCCAGTCGGTCAGGTCGTCGCCCTCGTGCGGGATCTCCAGTCGCCGTACCATGACGCCCGCCTTGATGAGGGCCTCCGCCAAGGAGTCGGTGAAGCCCGCTCCCGCCCGGTCCCGGTCGCCGCAGATGATGACGTCCAGGTCCCGCAGCCCTGCGGCCAGTTCGGATACCAGGGCGGCGTTCCGAGCGAGCCCGGCACCGCGGACAGCCACGGCGTCATAGCCCGCCCCGACAGCTGTCAGTGCGTCGCCGGGGCCCTCGGTGATGAGGACCGTGTCGAAGCCGGCGCCGCCACGGAGCAGCCCCCACTTTGCCCACGTCCGCCCGTCGGGGTTCGTCAGCGACACCCAGCGCGCGGGGCACTTGCCGCCGATGTCGCGGCCTTGGAGTCCACGAGCGACGCCGTCGAAGCCGTACAGTGGGACAGTGATGCGAGGATGCCTCGTGAAGCCACGGGAGAGCCACGGCTGCGGGCGGTCACCGGGTACCGCGTAACCGACGCCCAGGTCTTCCGCCTGGTCCACGGTGAGGCCAAAGCGGTCGGCCAGGTAGGTCATCGCTTCGTCCGACGTTGCCAGTGCGGCCGACGTCTCGTCGACGAACATGCGGAGTCCGGCGGTCTCTCCGGGGCCGACGGTCTCCGGCAGCTTGGCGGAGATGGTGCGGGCTCCCTGGCCATCGACGTTGTACAGGTCCGCGGCCGTGAGGTTGGCCGCCTTCAGGATGTCTGCCTTCTCGCAGCCTGTCCGGCAGACCATGAGAAGCATGCCGTCGTTTTTGAGCGTGAACTTGAGCGACGGGTGGCGACGGTCGTTGTGTGCGGGGCAGAAGGCCAGGTATCCGTCGTGGTCCTCCTCTACGCCGCTCAGGCGCCCCAGGATCTCGGTCAGTCGCACTGCTTCTCCCTCCGTGCGTTCGCTCGCCGCCCACTACCAGTCACTCCACCCGGCGTGACGCCCATCCCGACTCCTTCGCGCATCTTCCAGCCGTCATCGCGGTACTTCAGCGGCTCCCACTTCGTCAGAGATACGCGCGGCTTCTGGTGTGCGTGGATCCCCGCCTCCAGTGCCTCGAATAGCTCCTCGGAAGCGGCGTCCAGGGCGCTAGGGGTGTGCCGTGCGTGAGCGCTGGCAAGGTCCATGCAGAGCGGGCACCAGCAGTTCCACAGCTCGTCGTTGTACGGGTCGAACCTGCTCGCCATCGGCCTCTCCTCTCGTGGTGGGCGGTCTCGCTACGCACTCAGCCCCCGGGACCGAAGTCGCCGGGGGCTAGGGCCTTGCGTGAGTCGACTTGCGCGGGCTACTCGTTGTCGCTGACGAGCGAGACGCGCGTGACGTCGTCCAGCGTGGATGTGAATCGGTCAGCCTGCTTGTCGCCCAGGTGTAGAGCGGACCGCACCCACGTACGCACCAGGGTGTCCGTCATGGGTTCGTCGGTGTCGACGTCCACGAACGCCGTGAACTCGATGCGGGTCTTCACGATGCCTCCTCCCTCGGAAGCGCCCGTCGGGCAGTAGTGATCGTCCTCATGGCAGAGGTGAAGCACGCCGCCCACGAAGTGGAACTCCGGAACACCGTCGTAACTCGTGTCGCCGTTCTTCCCGACGAACGGCGGTGCGTCGCTCACGCCGCCTCCCTGTGCTGCTTGTCGAGTGCGTACCAGCGGTCGAAGGCGACGTCCTGGAGCGCGCCCTCCATCTCCTGCATGCGGTTCATCAGCCGAACATCCGTCGCCACATCGCGCACCACGTAGCCGTCGGCGGTTCCCTTCATGCGCCTCTTGATCACTGCGCAGCCATAGGGCTGGCCGGCATTGACGGCCTCCTTGTTGGCCTGCGCGATGTAGGAGGAGAGGGTGATGGTCTTCTCCGCCTTCAGTTCCGCGGCGTGGAGGAAGTAGCCCGAGACGTCGCCGATGTCCTTCGCGCCCATCTGCACGTTGCGATGGGCGGTCGGAGTGTGGTGCTCCCGGATGTAGGCGGTCCAGGCGGACTCCCACGCGGTGCCCTTAGCCTTCGACGGGTTCGCCATTCGGCCCCCTCTCCACCACGGCGATGATGCGCTCCAGGAGTCGGCCGATTGCTGGCCAGTCGCGGGCGGCCTTGGTGCGGAGGTCGTCGGCTACCTGCGCCCGGATGCGGGTCTCCTGCCGCTCTGCCATGCCGGTCATGAGGCGCTGCACGGCGGTGGCGGAGGACGGTCCGATGTCCCGAACGATCTCCACCCACAGGTCGGTGATCTCGCGATCGTTCATGTGGTCTCTTCCTTTCTCCACGGCAGGTCTTCGAACTGCGTTCCCGACTCCACGCGGTACAGCAGCTCCCAGCCGTCAGCGGTCCGGCCGTAAATCTCGCCCCCGCGCGCGCCCTTGAACTCCTCGTAGCCGACGGCCAGCTTCGCCAGTCCGATGCCGGCGTGGACCTTCACCACCGGCCGACGGTCCGGAACGATGGAGGCGAAGGGCTCGGCCTTGAGCTTGGCGCGGTACGGGGCGCACTGGTCGTTCATGCTCATGCGCTTTCCTCCCGCAGCTCCCGCGCCTTGTCGCGGAATAGGTCGTACAGGCTTCGCGCGTCCCACGACTTCTCTGCCAGCTCCTCCAGCACGTCGGCCAGGAGCGCACGGACGTCGACGTCGGGGCGGATCTCGGTGAGGGGGCCGTGGTCGGCCTGTACGTCCTCAATCGAGTCTTCGATCCCGGTGTACTGGTTCCTGTCGCCCGCGCACTCCGTCAGCCGCAACATGCCCGGCTCGTACTCCGACCACGTGTCGCCGTCGCAGTCCTTGAATCGGCGCGGTACGTCCGACGACACCGGCCGGACGCGGATGGTTCCGATCGGGTCGGCCATCAAGGTGCGCACCTCGAAGGCTCCGGCGTTCACCCACGGGCCGCCGGGGGTTACTGGTCGCTCGCTCACTGGCTCTCCATCTCCCTCATGAACTCCTCGGTCAGCCACGGCCACGAGGCATACACGCTGCGCGGTTGGCTGAAGGTGACAGGCCCCTCGTCGGGTACGGCCCGGACGATGCGGAGGGTGGGGTCGTGGTTCATCGGCCGCCCCACTTTTTCGTCTCCGGGTCGCGCTCGTCGAACGGCTCCCACGCAAGTGCGGCTCGTTCGACGTACACACGGACCACGCGCGCTGTGCTCATGCGCGGGTTCGGCCCCCAACCGCCGTGCACCTGCTTGGGTCGGCTCGCAGCATCTCGGGACGCCTGGCTCCGCGCGTTACCCGCCGACTGGTACGGCCCGCGGGTGTCAATGTGGATCTCCTCGTCCCACTCTTCGAGGTACGCAGGGACGTCGAATCGGTTCTGGAAGGTGCTCTCCGGGTTCGACTTCCGAGTCCGGTACTCCACGACGGATCTCCACTGCTCCATGTCGCTGAGGCTTCCGTTCGTCGCCATCAGCCCGCCTCACCCGTCACGTACGCCGGCACGGTGCCGTCCGCCTTGCGGAGCACGAGGACGTTGGACCCGACCTCACTGCGCTTCGCTCCGCGGTACCAGTTGGAGCGCGTGACCTCCATCATCGGGCGGCCGGATGCCGCGAAGTAGACGACGCCTAGCTTGAAGTAGCTGGACGACGATGCGGCGGAGAGGACGTAGTCCCCTTCTTCGATCGGCGTTCCGAAGCTGTCTTCCATCAGTTCTCCCCTCTGTTGATCACTTCGACCACGGCCCCGCGCATGAACGCGACCCCGACGGCCTCCCAGTACTTCACGAAGTCCTCGCGCTCCGTCGCGTTCCTCCGCACCCGGATCACGGCCTCATCGCCGGCGGCCCTGATGTCGCCCAGGGCCGGGGCGTTGGCGGCGTCGACGGTGTGGATGGCGGTCACGGGGTGACCTTGGTGAGGGGGCCGTAGTTGTCGGCGATCTCTGCGATGGTGTCGTAGTTGTCGGCGTAGCCGGTGTGCGTCACGCGCGGAACACCGCTGCCGCTGAGCTTCCCTGTGAAGGACCAGACGTCCCCGTCTCGGTCCCTGTACTTCGCGTTCAGGTCGTACGTCACGCCGTCGTACTCGAACGTCTCGGCCGCCGGAGCGGGCTGCGCGGGCGATGTCGGATTTGACAGCGCCTCGTAGATGCGGGCCATCGTCCGGGTACCGTCGGAGGCCCCGACGATGTCCCGGAGTGCGTCTGCCTCGCCCTCCGTCAGCGTGAGGACGACGACCGTCTTCTCCACCGTCTCCGTGCGGGTCTCGTACTGTGCCGATGCCATGTTCTTCTCCTCGTCTCGGCCGTGCTCCTACGCACTCAGCCCCCTGGCCACGTGGGCGCAGGGGCGAGAGGTCAGGCGGTGTGCTTGGTCAGGGGGCCGTAGTCGCGGACGGCGGAGGCGATCGAGTCACCGATGAAGCACGAACTGTTGTCGGACACGGGCTGACCGTGAACAGTGGAGCGCTTGAACGTCCACGGGTCGCCGTCGTTGTCGGTGTAGCGGACGCCGTACTCGTACGTCACGCCGTCGTACTCGAACGTGTCGGCCGACGTCTCATCGCCGACCTTTTCCACCGAATCGCAGTACCACGTGCCGTCTGCCGCTCCGTGCGGACCGTCGCCGAACTTGACGAGATACGGGGTACTCGTGCGGCCGGCCCCCACACGGTCCAGGACGCCGACTCGGTCCACGAAGCGAACCGACAGAGAATTTCCCGGGTCCGCGACTAGCACCTTCACTCGGTCGCCGACCTTGACGGGCTCCGGCTCCACCACCTTCGTCATGATGTGCGCCAGGGCGGTGAACGTCCACGCACCGTCGACGTCGGCCGGCGGCTCCACGAGCTTGACGAGGTAGACGTCCCTGTCATCGAACGGGCCGTACTCCACCGTGGCGCGGCTCCCGGTGGTCGACAGGGTGACAACGTCTCCGACGGCGAAGGCAGGGAGCGGCGTCAGCATGCTCGGAGACACCGCCTGCTCCGCCTCGCCGGAGAAGCGCATCATGTAGAGGGTCTCGCCCATCGAGTCCTTGTACGGGCCGTACGTGACCTCCACCGTCCCGTGGTATCGGTGCGTGGCCTTGTCGCCGACCTTGAACGTCTGCTCCGTCATGCTCTCTCCTCCATGAATGCCAAGCGGAAGGCCCCCGCATCGTCGCTGCGCGGGGCCAGGTGGTGCGTCGGTCAGGCGGTCGGGGCGTCGCCGATGACGACCACGTGTTCCGCGCCGATGGTGCGCAGGTCGAGCGTCTTGCGGGCGCTAATGCCGGACTCGCGGCCCGTGGGGCGGACGGTGAGGACCGGGACGACTCGGCCGGCTGCGCGGTTCGTCTTGGTCTCGACGACGGTTGCTTCAGTCTGCCGGACTCGGTTGCCTCGTCGGGTGGCGTAGACGACGAGCAGCCCGGGGCGAATCTCCGCGCCCGTGAAGTCGGTCAGGGGTGTGCGTGCCATGTCTCTCTCCTCTTCGCTGTGTATTCTCGTGACCACGGCGCCCCCTCCAACCTCTATTCGGAAGGGGCGCCGTACGTGGTGTGCGGTAGGTCAGGCAGCCTTCGCCAGGTCCGCTGGCTGGGCGACCTCAGCGACACCCAGCACCTTGATGACGGGCATGTTGTATGAGACGTCGCGCCCGCTTTTCGTCGTGTAGGCCACGTGCTCGATGGTCAGCGTCGCCCGGACCGGCTGGCCGATGTCGGTGACCTTGCCGTCCGCGTCCTCCTTGCGCCCGCCGACGGTGTCGATCGACTCGATGACCTCGTGGAGGACGTTGACGAGGCTCCAGCCGCCGCTGTTGAAGCGGAAGCGGCCGACCTCCGGGTGGGCGGCCAGGGCGAACGTCAGGTCGATCGACGGCTTCGGCCCCTTGCCGCTCTTCGCGCGTGCCTTGCGGTCCTCCAGCATCGGGGGCAGCCGCAGGCGGTGCCGACCAGCGTCGGGTCGTCGTCGGACAGGAACTTGACCCCGTCGCAGTGGTGCTCCAGGCCGGAGAAGCCGAACTTCTTCATGGAGGCGTCGATCGCGTCGGAGTTGTCGATGATGATCTCCACCGACTTCGACATGGTGAGGATCTGGAGGTTGTCTTCCTTCTCGGTGTCCCACTCCTCGACTTCGCCGCCCATGAGGCCGGCGATCACGTCGGCGACCTCCGGGTCACCGGTCGTCACCCGCCATTCGTTCAGGCTCTCCGGCGTCTTCCCGACGAGGCGGCCGGCGCGGAAGCGGCCGACAGTGTCGTTGGAGAAGTTCTGCTTCGGGCGGGGCTTGGCGTCGGGGTCGGTCTGGAAGATGGACACGAGGTTGTTGGCCATGTGTGAGTGCCTCTCGTCAGTGGCGTGGTGAGCGGCGTTTCCCGCTGTATTAGGTATGTCGACGGAAGCGCCGGATGTGACGGTCGAAGGTCAGGAACTTTCGGTGGACTCCGATGCTCCGCGAGTCGACTCGCGGAAGTCGAGCCGCGCGCGAAGCCGGGTCACCTCCGCCTGGAGATGCTCCACGGCCTCCATGCCGAGGTTGGCCTCGTCCGCGGCACGTCGACGGGCGGAGAGCCAGGCGAGGCGGTAACGGTCGCGCTCGTGCATGCGTTCCGCACACGCGCTGAGAAGCTCCCGAACCGCCCCGTTCAGGTCCCGGGTGATCCGCCGGTACGACTCTCGTGTTGCGGTCGACACCTTCCACGCACTGCGGAGCTGCGCGACCTCACCGTTCAGTCGCTCGATCTCCGCCTGAGCCTCCGCCACATCGGCGTGCATACCGGTGCAGAGGCCCTCCTCGGTGACTCCACCGAGTTCGTCCTCCAGGTCGACGATGCGCCCGGCCATCTCGCGAGCATCCCAGACCTGGTAGTAGCGCTCGATGCGTTCGTCTTGGCTGTGCTCGTACTCCGCCTCCAGCTCTTCGACGGTCGGTTCGGTCCCGCATCGCTCACCCATGGGCCAGCCTCCTCAAGTCTCGGTCCGTCGATGTCACACGCCGCGGATGCAGCAGCTTCCAGAGATCCCCCGGCGTCACGTCCCGGGCAACCGTCCGTCGTCGAAGAGATGCACGCCGGCGCGGAGGTAGACCTCGTCGACGAGCTGGGAGCAGATCAGATGGCCCGTCGACGCCACGTAGTCCCTCACCCACGCCGGGCGAATGCGGTAGTGGGCGAGGGCGATCGAGCCGTAATCCAGGAAGCTGTACGGAGTACCGACGAGAGCGACGGCCTCCACCACCATGGCGTCGCGCTGCTCCTCGGTGAGGTCGAAGTGTCCCGTCGACCACTGGACCACGGAGCTTGCCTCCTCGATCGGGATCAGCTCCGCTCCGGAGGGCATCGCCTGGACGACCATGCCGTTGCCGACGTACAGAAACGCGTGCTGGACCGGTGCAGCGTCGCCGACGAGGGCCTGGCCGGCAGCGACGAAGCGGCCGGTGATGCCTTCGATGCGGGTCAGGGCGAAATCTCCCGGAAGAGGGGTGGTCACAGCGCCTCCACCTCCAGCCAGATGCGGAAGACCTTTGGATCGGACGGGAAGGGGTCGCAGGTCTCCATCTGAACGTCGATCGAGCGTCCGTCCTCCGCCGCAGCCAGGAGGGTGCACTTCTGCTGCGGTCCCTCCTCCGGAACGGTGTAGCCCTTGATCCACTCCGCCAGGGTTCCCAGGGCGTAGTCCTGAACATCTGCCGTCAGGTCGTCGGGGTCTGCCACGCTTCCTCCTCTTTGAGCGTGTGTGCCTTGCTGAGGGCCTCTGTGATGAGCGGCGCCCACTTCTGCCGACGGGCCTCCACGGCGCGCCAGAGGTGCTTCTCACGGGCTTCAGCCATCTGCGCCACGACGCCACTGACGGCGAGAGCCTTGACCCAGTGGCCGTCGTACCGCTCCGCCCGGAGCTTGGCGGCGTACCGCTGGTACATGCGGAGCTTCTCCCGGGCCTGTTCCAGGTTCCACGCCATCCGGTCGGCGTAGGTCCGGTCCCACAGCCGGTTGCCGCCGATGCCGATGCCGTAGCCCTCGCAGTCCAGGCAGGCAGCGGCACGGCCGTGGGTCGGCAGCTTGCGGAACTCCTCCCGGTCCTTGCGGCGCCGGCACAGGCCAACGCAGAGCAGGGTGTTCTTACCGTTCGGGTGGTCGCGCTCGAAGCCAGCGCGGATGGCATCGGCGAGGGTGTAACCCATGTCAGCGGCCTCCCCGCGGGTCGTGGTCACCGAGGAATGGCAGCGACGAGCGGTACGCGGCTCGCTCCGCGGCGGCGCCTTGCCACGTCTCGAACACTCGCTCGCAAGCCCTGACGACGGACTCCTCCGCCGGCACGTCGGGCTTGTGGACGACGTAGGTGTCGGCGATGAGCTTCGACCGCCAGCGGCCCTTCTGCTGTCGAATCTCCACCTTCAGGTTGGAAATCGACGTCTCGCGGATCCGGTAGAAGTAGCCCTCCGGCAGCTCAGGGGCGCCGGCGGCTACGAGTTCGGCCATACTCATGGGGTCTCCTCCAGCATCTCCGCAGCCAGGTTGGCGGCTGCCTCGTCCAGCACGTTCGACAGCGCACGGAGCTGCGCCACGGTAAGCGGGCTCTCGTTGTGGACGACGATGTAGCCGCCCTCGTCAACCTCCAGGCAAAGCGTCCCGGGGTTCGCGTAGTCCGAAGTGACGGCCCAGCCGCCAGTTCGTGAGTCACGGTTGCTGCACATCAGTCCTCCTCCATCAGCAGATCGAACGCCGTGAACCGCGACCGCTCCGGCTGCGGGGCAAATCGCGCGTTGTCCGGGTACCGCTCGCGGTGCTTCGGCGGGATGGTGCCCTGTGACCACAGATCGTGGGTCGTGACCCGGCGCCCGTCGAAAAACTCGATGTCGAACCGGCGCCCACCGAACCCGCCGTTGCCACCGCTCCCGATGACGTAGTGGTTCCCCTCGACGACGACCCGTCGCGACTCTTCGACGCTGCCCGGGAGCGCAGCTCCGTTCCCGGCCCAGTACCAATCGGCGCTGTCCTCGCGAACCTTGACGGACACCGTGATGTCGTACACCTGCGACGTCCCGTCGTCCTGGCCCATCTTCATCTGGCAGGTGACGGCCTGTTCGTCGTCGCTGTAGTTGGCGACGTCACGCGAGCTGAAGTGGCCAGGCTCGTTCTTCGTCAGCCCGTCGACGACGCTCAGCACTCCATCCCAAAGTGCGTCCTTCATCAGCTCTCCTCCTTCTCCTCAAGAAACCGCGCCACCTGGAGCACGTCGTAGACGCCCACGGTGTCGCCCCACTCCAGGTCGTTCACGAGCGCGTGGGCCCGTCGGAACAGGTCCACGCGCTGCATGTCGGCTTCGACGGCCGCCAGTTCGGGCGACGGCTCGCCGGCGTCGATGGTGCTCATACCGTCCACTCCTTGTTCGCGATCTCGTTCAGCAGCGCGGCACCCTCGTCGTCGCCCAGGTCGCGAAGGGCCCGGTACGCCCTGCTCAGCACGAGGTACCGCATGCGCTCCGCCTCCTTCACTCGCGCCGGCTCGCACATCCACCGGGGACGCAGCTTGAACATCAAGCCGTCGCCCTCCACGGCGTCGACGGTCAGGTCTTCGCCGATCATGGAGCCGTTGGGGCGCTTGATGAACTCCCGGAGCTTGCGCACGTCTCGGGAGTAGATGGTGATGGTGGGGAAGGTCATCGCGTCGCCTCCGGGTCGATCAGGTCGGCCACGACGTCGATGTCCGACACTCGTCGACCGGCCATGCGGATCACGCCGTCCTCCATGCCGCGGATCTTCCATGCTGCCCGGCGGAGCGTCTCCTCCTGCACCTCTTTCAGCGCACGGCCACACAGCTCCAGCCACTCGTCGGAGCCGTCGGCGTTGATCAGTTCAGCCCATGCGCTCATGTGGTCTCCTCCACGTCGGGATCGATCTCGTCGGCAGCCGCGTTGCAGTCGCCCATATGGTCGTCGGTGAAGTCTCGAAGGCGCTCCGAGTTGCGGATCCGTTCCGCGGCCTCGTGCTCCACGGCGGCCCGGTAGTCGTCGATGGCGTCGTCCAGCTCGAAGGAGAAGTAGACGCCATCCCACTCGTCGGCCGCCTTGACGACCGCCTCCCGCGCCTTGATGGTCCGGCCCATCGCAACGACCACGTCCCGTCCGATCTCCGGGCAGTCCTCCGGTCGGTGACTCGTTCGGATCGTCTTCGTGTTCTCCGGCGGGTGCTGCTTGCACTCGTCACTCATGTTGCCCATGTCGACGAGACCGCAGGGCGCCTTGGGGCATGGGCAGAGGGCTTCGATGTCGCTCGGGCCCTCCCAGGAGCGGCCGATGTGGGTTCCCATCAGGGCACCTCCGGGTCGATGAGGTCGGCGTGCCGGTTGGCGTAGTCCGTGGCGGATCCGTAGCTGATGTGCCCGACGTCCGCGCGGACGCGTTCCGCCAGTTCGTGAGCTACCACGTCGTACAGCTCCTTCACCTCCGCCTCGATCTGCGGCATGAGAGCCGCCATGTAGGCCGGAGGGAAGTCCTCGTAGTGGGCCAGGACGTACGCCTTGAGCTTCTCCAGGGCGTTCACGCGGCCCTCCCGTACAGCTCGTCGTCCGCGCTGTCCAGCAGCGCCCTCACGTCCGCCTCGTTCATCACGACGGTGCTGATCGTCTCGCCCCGGGCGTTGCGGGTTTCGAGATCGAACTCCAGCCCGCGCCGGGTGATGGTCACCGACGAGCCGTCGGCGGTGTGGATGGTGGTAGGCGTGTTGATCACTTGCGCTCTCCTCTGCTCGGTGGTTACACGCCGAAAGCCCCCGGCGCCGAAGCAACCGGGGGCTGGATAGTGCGTGAGTGGCTATCCGAAGAAGATCGTCCCTAGTGCGTAGCCGACGAGGAATCCAACGACGCAGATCAGAAGCAGTTCGAGCATGGTTCACCCCCTCCGCGAGTCGACTCGCGGAGCTAGATGTCAGCCCCTAGTGCGGGGTCGGGCAGGCGGATCGATGGCACCCGTGCGTCCAGCAGAAATCCGGGCTGCGCATCTCCTCTTCTGTGGGCATCAGGCAGTTACCTCCCACTTGCCGGCGTCGTTCGCGTCCAGCGTCACCTTGAAGGCGCTGCGGGTCTGCGAGTGGTACACGCAGATGCCTTCGGGGTTCATGAAGCCAGGGGCGGCGTAGGAGCCGTGCTCCCGCAGCTCCTTCATCAGGTCGTCGATCACGTCCTGATCGAAGACGCCCCGGTACAGGATCGGAACGGCGTCGACCTGGTCGATCAAGTCGGACTGTCCCGCCCGGGACTTCATCGTCGTGCCGTCCTCGTCCGCCTGCGTTCCCCAGCGGACCACGTTGAAGATGCTGAACATCTTCCGGTCCATCCCGTACCGCCGCTGGATCCCCTGCCCCCACCGGGCGAAGCCGTAGTTGTCACTGTCCGGCGTGATGATCCGCTTCCGGGACTGCGCGACGACCTGGCCGTCCTCGCTGATGTGAAGGCCGGCGTTCGTGCCGTCGAGCTTCTCCGTGATCACGATCTCCCGGAAGAGGCGCGGCGTCTTGGGCCACTCGCGGAAGTCGGGGGTGAAGTCACTCATGCCACGTCCCCCAGCATGTACGTCACGAGCAGGCGGCCGATGGTCTCCCCGCCGGACTGCCCCTCGAAGGACAGCCAGCAGTCGGTGTAACGGCCCATTTCGAAGTCGCCGCCCTTCCAGCCCTCGAAGGTCTCCCCGAGAGCGCCCCGAGCGTCGGCCAGCATGTCGCCGACACGTACGTTGCTCGCCGGCTCGAAGGCCAGATCGTGGTAGTAGCCCCGGTAGGAATGCGGATTGGTAAAGCCGTGCTTGACCACGGTGTCGGGGTCGGCGGCTTCCAGCATCTCGATCAGGTTTTCCAGAACCATGCTCTCTCCTCATCCCATGCCGAAGCGGGGGCGTCCGGTGTGGACGCCCCCGTGTGTGCCTTGCGCTACTTGCGGAACCGCTTGCTCAGGAAGGCCACGAGGTCGATGCCCAGGATGTACAGCACCGAAGTCCCGTACCCGATGGCCGGCCATACCGTGAACGCTCCGTGGATGGCTCCGAAGACGAGCATCAGGATGAACGCCAGGAGTGGCAGGAGAAGCAGCGCCGTCGCGAACGCTGCCAGTGCCGCCCCTGCCTTCGCCTCGCGGGCTTCCTCTGCTCGCTGTGCCGGCGTCTTGATGAAACTGGTCATGCGCTCTCCCCCTTGAGTCGCGCGATCTCCCGCGCCTGGCTGACGATGGTGTTCTTCAGGTCGTCGATCAGCGATCCACCGGGAGCATTGGCGCCCCAGTATTCGGCGGATGTATCCAACTCTGCGAGGCGCTCGCGCAGCGCCTTGCTGCCCGGGTCGACCGTGGAGGCGGCCCGAAGGAACTCCATCCACACCCGGCCGTCGATGCGGACGCCGACCGTGCGGTGCGCCCGCTGGACGCTCAGCGTTCCGTGGCTGGAGACCTCAGGATCGGTCTCCTCGATGAACCACATCGTCCGGTCCCACGGCCCCGCCTCGAAGCGGATCTCCGCGGTCACCGGGTCCTGATGCAACGTGATGCTCCCGCCCCGGAACTTGATCGGCTCGTCGCACGGGCATCCGTAGGCGTGTGACTCGGGAGTCTCACAGCCGTGCTCCTGCTTACGGAGCTTGGCCTCGGCCTCCTCCGCGGCCTTACGATGCTCGTCGCGCTCTCGCTCCATCCGTCGGGCGTACTGCCCGATCTCCGCGGCTGCCTCGTCCGCAGCCTCCTCCCGCTCGATGGCGGCGTTGGCTCGCTCGTACTCTGCGCGCAGTAGATCGGCCGTGGTGGCCTGCTTCGCTTTCAGCTCGTCGCGCTCACGCTCGATGCGCGCAGAGTAGGAGTTCATCGACTCCAAATCGTCGCGCAATGCCTGAGCACCGACCACCACGCGATGCATGTGATCGGCATCCCAGCGAGTCCCCGGACCGTGGTCGATATCCACGTCAAGGACCGACGCAACATCAGCGACGACCCCGCGAGCCTCACCCCCACGCTCGTTCTCCTCGTTGAGACGCTTGATGTGCGCCTCGTCAGCGGCCTTCAGCATGTCCGCCACAGCAGCAGCGGGAAAGACGTGCACGATGCTCGCACGGCGCACACTCTCAGGCGTATAGCCGCCCACGGTCCGCCACTCCAGCGGCCCCGCTCCTCGCTCGCTCATGCCGCCCGCCTCTGCGTGCCCGTGGCGACCTCGCCGCCCTTGGCGATCGGCCGGCCGACGACGCCCTTCTTGCCGTCACGCTCCCAGTCGAAGACCTTGCGCAGCGCCAGGAAGGCCTTGAAGACGTCCTCCCCGCACTCCACGGGAACGAACTGCCAGCCCTCCGGCCGGACGTGCAGGACAGCCCCGCCAGTCATTAGCGGAACGTCGACCGACTCCCCGTTCTCCGCCAGGATGATGCGGTTGGCGTAGCGGTAGGCGGCGAGCTGGAGAGCGACCGAGTCGTAGACGGCCTTGGAGGTCTTCCAGTCCAGGACGACCACCTCCCCGTCGATGCGGGCGATGGCGTCGAAGCTGCCGGCGTAGAGGTGCTCGTCCGACCAGACGGTCTCCTCCAGGTGGAGGAACTCGGGCTGCACCTCGTCCAGGAACTGCTTGAAGTACGTGACGTGCGGCTTGATGTCCGCGTGGACGTGCCGGAGGCTGACCTCGTCGCCCCGCGCCATGCGCTCGAACAGATCGTGAGCCGCGGACCCGAGGTCGCTCGCTGCCTTCGAGGTGCGGCGGTGTGCCGACTTCAGGTAGTCGATGGCGCCGGCAGGGTCACGCTCGCAGAGCTGGGAGACGATGTCCCAGTTGTTGACTGCCGCCTCCGCGCTCTGCTTCGCCGCCCAGTACGTCAGGAAGTCCTTGGGGAGCATCCCCACGACGGACGTCACGCCCGGGACCTTGATGTGCGCGTCGTCGGGGTTGATGTAGAAGCGTGAGCCACCCCTGCGAACTGTGGATACCCCAGTCACTTGCTCTCCTCGTGTCGTAGTATGTACGCCTTCGCCCGGTCCATCAGATCGGGCGACTCGCGGAAAAGTCCGAGGCCCGTGTTGCAGAGGTTGCACAGCAACTGCCGCACACACATCCCGCAACTTCGTGAGCCTGGGCAGCATGCTCGGTCGTGGTCGATGGACAGCCTCCGGTCGCCCGCTTGAGGCTTGTCACATATGGCACACACGTTGCCTTGCTCGGCGACCATCCGGTTGAAGTCACCCAGCGTGATGCCGAACAACCGCTTCAAGTCGGCGTCTAGTGCCCTCTCGGAGTTGGCGGCCTTCCACTCCGCAGCCTGACGTATGCGATGTTCGGGATTCGCGGCGTAATGGGCTTTCTGGTACGCCCGAACACATAACCGGCACCAGCCAGTCAGGCCGTCCTTCTGCGCCCGGTTTCGATAGAAGCCCTCAGTCAGCTTCGTCTCTCCGCACTTGGTGCACCGCTTGAACGCGGACCCTCCCGCGCTGACAGTCACGTCCCGCCGCGCTTGACCGTACTGACCCCGGCCATGTGGCCTCCTCGTCGTCGCTGCGTTCTCCCTTACGCATTAGGTATGTCGACGGCGAGGCGAGATGTGACGGTCGGGTCCAAGATTCTTTTGGCTCGTCCTCCCCCGGACAGACTCCGGCCAATTTGACAAGATGGACCCCTATTTTCCTTCTCTCTAACGCGCGTTAAGGAGAAAGGAAAATAGGGGTCCATCTTGTCTTTTTGGCCAGATTGACCTGGGGACGAGGAGGCGCCGGTCGACGTAGGGCGACGATCAGGCCCCTGACCTGGGCTTCTTCGTGACCGTCCGCAGGCTGGCGATCTTCCGCTCCATCTTGGCCAGGTCCGCGTCGAGCGCAGCACGCTGCCCGGCGGTCATGTGCCGCTTGATGACGTTCTTGTCGAGTTGCCCCAGGATGTCCACTACCACGGACGCCAGGCGGAGGTGGTCGGCCGTCGCCTTGATCTCCGTGCCGGTCGACGGCTCATCGGCGTCGGCCTTGCGACGGGAGGGTGTGGGCTTCGACTCCGTGACGGCCTGCGAAACCTTGGCAGCCTTGATGATCGCGCTGTTCGTCTTACGGCTGTCCTGGAGCCGCTCCAGCGGCGACGTCGGCTGGAGGTTGTTCGCCTCAAGCTGCCGTGGCGTCATGGTGCGACGGAGCAGGTTGCCGACATGCCACCTGACGGTGTTCTGTAGCGCGCCCTGACTGTCGGCTGGCAGGCCTGCTTGGCGGTACATGTCCGACACGGTCTGGCGGTACTCGTGGCTGGAGCCCCGCATGTCGTCGTGCTGGACGCGGAGAGCGACCACGACGACCGCAAGGTTCTTGGCCAGCGTCGTGGAGACACCCTGGATGCGACCGTACTCCTTGGCGTACGCCGCTCCACGGGCGACGAGAGCCGCCTCCCCCTCCTGCGCCAGGTCGTCCAGCTCAAGAACGGGGAGGGTATCAGCGTCCACAGGGACGGCGACTTCTCGGCTCATCAGTACCTCTCAGCAGCAGCGTGGGGGCGGGCACACCGTACCGCAAGTCACTGCGGTTAGGTAGACCGTACCCCGACGCTGCCCACTCAGTCGATCATGGGGTTGCGAAATCCTTTCCGCACAAGCCGCACGTGATGGTTCCCAGCTCCGACGTGGTGCGGGCCACCTGGATCTTTCGCGGCGTGGAGCAGCCGCACTCCAGGATGAGGCGGTTCGGTGTCCGTACCTTCTTCGACGCGCCGGGGATCGTCAGATGCGGGAGGACGTGCGGGATGGCCGTCGACAGAGCGTCGATGTGATCGGCGTAGCGAGTCCGGGCAGCGTCCCCGATGGGCGGCTCGTACCCCCGCCCATTCGGATTGGCGACGAGGTCCGCGGGCCATTCGAGACCCACTTCCTCCGCAGCCGCCAGGTACTCCCTGTTGTGGTACGTCCCCCGCCGGCTGGTGTCGGGCTTGCCGCGGATCCAGTTCAGGATGTGCGCTGCTTCGTGGAGTACCACTTCCAGGACGTCGTCAGCGCCCTCTCGCATGGTGTCCGCACTGATGACGAGTCCCGTCACGACGTCGCCATCCCTGTGCCAGCGCTCGGCCAGGTGCTTGCTGGGGGTGGTGTCGGTACGACGGCCATCCGTACCGGTGGTAGCTCTGGATGCTCAGACCGTAGCTGGTCCCACAGGCCATCCAGTGCCTGAAGGAGCGGTCCGGGTGAGGTCGACATACCGGAAACGGTATAGCCATGTGTCGGCCGACACAACGTCGGGATCCCCTTGCGCGAGTCGACTCGCGGAGAATGTATAGACCACTGAAACGACAAAAGCCCCGCACCCTGGGAGTTACCCAAAGTACGGGGCTGAGTGCCGTTAAGAAAGCTTTACCTAGAGCTAAGGGTTGGTTAAGGCGTGTCGACGTCGGGCAGGACGCTCGGGACGAGGATCGGGGCCAGGTTCGGGAAGCGCTCGGCAAGCCATTCCCACGGGAGGCGACTGTGCTTACCGCCTACGCCCCGGTTGCAGTCCCGGCACGACGGAACGATGTTGTCGAGGCTGTGCTCTCCGCCCTTGGAGAGCGGAACGAGGTGCTCGATGTCGTCGTAAGGACCGCCGCAGAAGGCGCAGCCGTAGAGATCGCGCTCCTCCCAGTCGGCGAGCATCTCGGCGTGAGTGAAGGGGACGACAGTGGCGTCCTTCTGGCGGGCACGCCTAAGCTGGCGGGCGTGCAGCGTAATAGATCTCCACGCTTCAGGGTTCGCCGCCTTCCATCGTCGGTCGGCTTCCATGCGTCGTTCTCGGTTGGCCCGGTACCAGGTGCGTGAACGTACGTTAACCGCCTCCCGATCTCGTGCGGCTTTGGCGAGACTGCGTATTCTTTCCGCTTCTCGGGCGGTGGGGTCTTCCATCCTGACATTCCGACGTGTGCGCATGGCGGCTGCACTGCAAGCTTTGCAGGAAGGCACCTCCGGGTGCGCCTTCTTTCTCCTGTCTACGTTGAAAGCATCGTACCCCTTCACCACGAAGCACTTCCCGCATGCCTTCGCCGGGATGCCCTTCTCCCGCATGGCCTTGTTGAAGCGCATGCGCGCCTTCTTGTCCGCGAGCGGACTCTCCTTGGTCTCCATACGCCGAAAGCCCCCTGGCTCCGGAGAACCAGGGGGCGGGTACAGCGGGTGCTACTCCTCGTCGTCGACCGGCGCGACCTTCTTCCGTGCGCTCTCCCCCACCAGGATCGGCAGGGCGACGGCTCCGAAGGTCACGAGGTGATCCGTGATGTCGGGCTGGGCGAGCGAAGGGACGAAGAAGGCGAGCGCCAGGGCGGCGGACGTGAGGACGGACCGGAGCCGTACGGGCTCGGTGGCCGCGAGGATCTGGAGCTTGACATAGGCGCGGAGGGTGAGGGTGTTGAGGTAGTCCAGGAGTCGCTTCATGAGTGCCTTTCGGTCAGTGGGAGCGGGCGTAGTGACGGCGGGACTCGACTCGTTCGACGTGACGTGCGAAGCCCTCAACGGCGTAAAGGAAGGCGTCCAGGCTGGCCCCGTTATGAATCGTGACGTCCGCGTCCTCCGCCCCCAGCGCCCCTTCGCTCTCGTGGACGAGCTGTTCCACGTCGGGCCGCTCGATGTAGACCAGGTGGAAGCCGGCGCGCCGCAGGGACGCCGCCTCGTTGGGGTAGCGGACGTCGGTGATGACGGCCGGTACGCCCGCCTCGTTGGCCTCCTGGACGCGCGCCATGGCGGCCCGGAGCCAGAAGTCCTCGTCGATGGCGCGGACAGCGGCGCCGAGTTCCTGGAGGATGCGGCGGACTTCCGGAGCCTCCTTTGCCTCCTCCCAGCCGTACGAGCCGACGAGATCGGACAGGCGCACGTCAGGACGCTCGTCCACGGCCAGGTACGCCATGTCGATCTGCTCAATGAGCGGGTCCAGCTTCAGCGCCGCTTCCTTGAGCGGGTCGGCAAACCCGATCCGCCGGTACCCGCGGTTGTCGACGAGCCACTGGCCGGCGGTGTCCTTGCCGACGCGCGCCCGTCCGATGATGCCCACGTTGCCCATGTGCGTCCCTCTCTCCTCATCCCGCCCTTACACATGAGGTATGTCGACGGAACGAGGAGATGTGACGCCAGTGCTTCATGATTTTTAAGCGGTGACGGAGAACGCCTTCCAGTGCGGCTTGGTCGCGAGCGACGAGATGGACCCGTTGGACAGGTGCATGTACCCGCCACGGTGGGTTGAGTTCGTCACGGTGAGCACCACCGGGGTCTCCAGGTCGGTCCGCGTCAGGATGATCTGCGTCGGGGTGACCTGGACCGTGAACGTCATCCAGCCGCCGGCCGTCGGAGCTGCTGACGGCGTGGTGCCGAGCTGCGTTCCGGACGTGACTCCTGCGGCGTGCGTGTAGAGCTGGAGATCACCGTTGCCGCGGACCGCCACGTGGTAGCCGCCGGAGGCGTTGACCTGGTTGAACCGATACGAATCGTCGCTGTCCTTGCCGAACGCGATGCCCGCGTGTTCCGTCGATCCTGGAGCGCCCTCGTACATCATGCTGAAGTGGATCGTGTACGTCGTGGGCGGCGTGGGGTTGCTCAGCGAGCCGAGGAGGATAGACCGGTTCGGCAGAGCGTTGATGAAGACGCTGCCGCCTGCGTCATCGAACTTCAGCGCCGACGCATGGTCGTAGTTGATCGTCCCCATGTCGCCCGGGGCCCGGACCTGCGTCGCCCAGTCGTCGGACGTGCGGGAGGCACCTGTGCGGCGGACGTAGACGATCTGGGCGCACATCATGCCCCGCACGCCCAGGGCTGCGAGGCGGTTCCGCTCGCTGCGTCTGTGCACCTCCCAGGAGATGACGGGCAGGCCACGGGCGACGACTGCTGTGATCCGGGCGTCGCTCATGCCGACAGGTACGCCCCACATGTCGATGTTCGAAGCGACGGCGTTCATCTGCTCATCCGTCGTCCCGGCGTCGACGTAACCCCACGTGGTGAAGCCGTTCGCCTTAGCCCACGGGAAGCTGTTGTTCGTAAAGTAGTTTTTCCACACGACGCTGTCCTTGGCGTGCGGGTAGAAGTCCGTCAGGAGCTGCTGAACGGCGGGCACACTCGGGTTGCTCTTAGGCTCCAGGAAGATCACGACTCTGCCCAGGAACCTGTCAAGCACTTCTCGCAGCGTCGGGGGCGGTACGTCGACGGTGCCCTGGCCGAGGAGGAGCTTGCCGTTCGTGCGGACCTTGGCCCTCAGGGCGGTGTAGTTCCAGTCGGCGAAGTTCCCCGTGCTGTACGTCGTCCGCTCCAGGCTCTCGTCGTGGCCGCAGACGAGCACGCCGTCAGCAGTCATGCGGACGGACACCTCGATCGCCTGAGCGCCGGCAGCAACCGCCGCTTCGTACGCATCGAGGGTGTGCTCCGCCCCCAGCTCCGCGCCGGATCCTCGGTGAGCGATATAGAAGAGGCTCTGGGCCGTCAGCGCTGACACGGTCTTGATCGCTCGCGGCAGAGCGCCGACGTCAGAGGCGGTCAGGGAGACCGTGCCGGTCTGGCCGTTGACGGAGGCGATCAGGCCTCCGCCACCCAGCGCCACACCTTCCGCGGGCCAGGCGCCGGATGCCTTCGGGCCGTACAGCTTGACGGCGCCGACGGTCTTGTCGACGAACATGTCCCCGTCGCCGCCCAGCATGGGGCTCGGGGTGCCCGTGCCCGTCAGGATCGACGCACCCGCGGGCCCTGTCGGTCCAGGGACGAGCACGTACTGACCCGTGCTCGGATCGGACGGCGCAATGTCGGCGATGGAGACCACGGGGACGTCAGCAGGGAGCCGGATTGCGTACGTCCGGGCTGCGATGTCCGCGAACTTCTCGCTGACGACGTACGCCCAGTCCGTCGGCTGCATGTCCATCTGGTCGGTGGAGATCAGGAGGACGGAGAAGGCGCCGGTCGTGTCCAGGGTGACCGTCGCAGCGCCGGCGCTGATGGTGTCGGCTCCGGGGAGCGTGACGAGCGATGGGGCGGCGATCGTGACCGTCCCCTTCAGGGGTGTGCCGTCGGGACGGAGGTAGCGGCCGGTGAGTGTGACGGTAGCGATGCCTGCGGGCATGCTCATGCGGCGTCTCCTCCAGTACGGGGCGGCTGATGATGTGCTCCGCGTCGTGGCCTGCCTGCCACTCGCGGACGCGCGTGATGTCCTCGCGTACGTCGTCGATGTCGTCGCGCACGTCGTCGATGCGGGAGTCCAGACGGGACCCCATCGCCTCGATCTGGGCGGTTATGCAGGTCATGGCGTCCACGGTGGCCGCGCGGGTCTCGGCACCCTGGGCCTGGACGGATGTCTCTACGTCGTCCACGGCGCTCCTGGTCCGGCGCAGGGCCGTCAGAAGAGCCGGGAGGGCCGCCACCACCGCCGCAGCCAGAATGGCCACGGAGGAGATGACGGCGATGATGATCTCAGGCGCCATGGGTCACGCCTTGACCTTGAAGCCGCGCTTGACGCCCAGCTTCTCCAGCGACGCCCTGCCCGGGATGCCGTCGGCCGCGGAGCCGGTGTAGCCCAACTTCCGCTGCCAGGCGGCGTACGCGGCCTTGGTCAGGCTGCCGAAGCTGCCGTCCTTCGCGTACGAGGCTCCGAGGAGGCCCTCCTTCTGGAGTGCGGCCTCCACGATCTTGACGTCAGCCGGGTGCGTGGTGCCGCCCTGCTTGAGGGACGGATCGCGACGAGCTGCGGCGATCAGGTTGGAGAGGTCGACCGTCGGCACGGCGGGCTTGGCCGGAGCCGGCTTGGTCGGGGTCGCAGGCTTCGTGGGCGCCGGAGGCTTGGGCTTCTCGCCCTTCTCCGCCAGCCGGGCCGTGACGTCCTTGCGGAACTGACCCATGTCGAACTGCGGACCGTCGGCGCTCCCAATCGGACCCTTGGGGTCGATCTTCCGAGTCGTCCCCTCCTTGTGTCCGATCACGGAGTCGGCGCCCCAGCCGTGGAAACGACAGATGGCCGCAGCCCAGCGGACAGCGGCGTCGTACTGCTTCTTGGTGTAGAAGTCCTTGCCGTTGCCGAGGTTCTCGATCTCGATGCCGTACGTGTAGCGGTTGCCGTCGACAGGCTCCGAGGAGGACGGACGAGGGTGGGTGGACGACTCATTCAGCATCGCGCTGTACGCGTTCTGAGCGAAGGTGCCCGCGTGGTTCGCGCGACCCGCGCTGAGCATGGACGCAACGCCGCTCTTCGCGAGGTGCGTGTGGCAGAGCGGGCCGGGCAGCCCCATCATGCCGCCGTAGCAGAGGGCGAGGCTGTTCGAGCCGGCGGTGTGGTGGATGACGACGCCGTGCACCGGGCCCCACGCCCCCTTGTGGTTCCGGTTGTGCGTCCGCCAGCTCTTGTACTCCTTGACGTCGACGCCTTCGTCCTCCAGCGCCTTGACGAACTGATCGGCGGTCATCGGTGTAGCCATGAGATCCCCTCCCGGGCATAGAAAAAGCCCCGTCGATGCGGGCGAGTGATGTGCAGCGGCTCTCAGGCGAGCGAGTACCGAACGTTGTCCAGGTAAATGAACGTGGCGGCGTGAGCGATGCTGTAGGTCACCGTTCCGTCGACTCGGGTGACCAGTCGCGCAGAAAAGCCGACGTTGAACGTGGCGGCGGCGATAAACGACCTTGCGGTTCCTGGTCGGGCCTCCGTTGGGAGCGTGAACGCCGTGATCTCCGTGTTCGTTGTGAAGGTGGCACCGCTCGTTCGCTGGAACGCGCCCCGCATCTCAACGCACCCGTTCACAATGCGGTATCCGGGGCTGCCGCCGAATGCGGTGTAACCCGATGCGAACGTGATGGGCTTCCATGCTCCCGGGGTCAACGGCCGCCAAACACCGTCACCGTCGAACTGATCCCAGCGGTCCTCAGCGATGAGGTAGCTGAGCATCCCCGGAACGGCGGCGAATGCGCCCATTAGCGTCGCCGAACGCTCGTTGGCGTTGGCGAACCGCAGCACCGTCTGCTTGGTGAGCGCGTTTACCGCACCCTGGAACGCCAGCTCGATGTTCGGGGCGTCGCTCATTACCGGATACGGGACCTTCTGCCCATACCCATCAGTGGTCGGCATTCAGTTACTCCTCACGACGCGAGTGCGTCAATCACTAGCCAATTCCCGTCGGGCTTGAAATCCACCTTCACCTTGTCGCCCACCACTGGGGCGGAATACGACTTCAGTCGGCGCACTGCTGCGACGGGTCCGCGGGCAGTGGTGATGTCGACGGTTCCGCCTGCGTTGACGGCTGTCACGGTGGCGATGAGCCAGCCTCCGGCTTCCTGCTGCACGGCACGGCTGGCAGCCCGCTGGATGGCCTCTGAGAGGCTCTGACGTGGGGTCACGGCGTCTCCTCCTTCCCGCCTCGGAGCGTCAGCGAGGACGAGCCCTCCGCCGTCAGGGGGATGCTGAAGGACTGGGCGATGGCCAGCTCCTTGCGGCCGGTGTGCGAGATGCGGAGGCAGTCGCCGGCCTCCAGTGCGGGGTTCGGAATGGCGGCAATGGATAGCTGCACATTCCGGGCCACGGCGTCGAACAGGGCGTAGTCCGCGGCGGCCTGGCACGCTCCGGTAGTTGTCCAGAGCGCCGACGAGATGTATCGCGGCACGTGTCCGAATGGGCCGCTCCATCGTGTCGGGCTGGAGGGGTTCGTGTCATACGCAACGGCGCTGACGGGCGCTCCTCCAGTCGCCGTGTTTTCCCCGCTCGCCACAACGGCGTTGAAAACGGCCGTTCGCGACATCGCACGGGCGGCGGACATGAGCGTTCCGCCCTCGCCCTCCGCGATGTCCCAGACAACGGCTGCCGTTGAGACGTCCGGAATATCAGCGATCACGAATCGGTCCAGGGCATCGACGAATATCTCCGCCTGCATCGAAAGGGCGATCTGCTGAACGGCGTCCCATCGGTCGGCACCGGCATCCCACGTCGCGATGGCGCAGGCTGGATTGCGTGATCCGGCGGTGGTGTTGACGATCACGGCGTCAGGTAGCGTTTGCCGGATGAGGTATTCCATAGCGTCGACACACGTCGCATAACCGCGCGTCGATGCGGGCGCCATAAACTTGTCGTCGATGATGTAGCACTCCGACGACTGGCCGGTCAGGGTGACGGGACCGTAAAGGGTGTCGCCCGCCGGCTCGTTGATTCGAAAGGTACCCAGCGGAACGCTCTCGATCTGCCCGCCGGCGAATCGGATTCCCCGGGTGACAATGAGCTTCTGGCCGTAAACGGCGAGCGGGTCCGCCTCCCCCCACGGGAGAAGCTCCGGGTCCGCCACCGTCAGGGAGAGCGTTCGCCGGACCTTGCTCCCGCGGTCCACCGTCACCGCCCCGTCCGTGACAGGCACGGCGGGGATGGTGACGAGGGAGCCGAGCATGGCGCTCACGCTGACCGTCATGGAGTGGGACGTCGTCAGGGCCGTGAGGAACTGACTACTGACTGTCTGCATCAAGTCCCTTCCAGTCCGGTGTAGACGCCCAGCCATGAGGCGTACGAGGTGAGCAGGTCCATGCCGTCGATGTGGTCCGACAGGACCGTGGCCCACGTGCGGCCAGATGACCCGGTGGCTCCGCCGATGGGGCGGTCCACCTCCGTCAGAGGCACGGTCCACGTGCGGTCCGTGTACTCCGCGTACTCCACGACCGGGGCCTCAGCCACATCGCCCACGGCCACGTAGACGTCGCGCTCGCCCCATAGGGACGGCCACTGAATGAGCAGGATGTTGCCGCTCTCCAGAAGCCACCACATCGAGGCGAGATCCTCCGCGGTCTCCGTGACCAGCGTCATCGTCCCCTCGCGCGACGTGCGCATGTCGGAGATGACGATCGGACGGGACCTGCCACGGACGGCGTTAACACCCTGCCGGGCCCGCCTCGTCCACGTCGGCTGGCCACCCTTGGAGACGACGGCCGTAGTCTGCCTGGCGGGCAGTCCCGGATCCTTGAGGACGATCTCCGTGGAAACCGGCTCCGGGATCATGACGGGGTCAGAGAGCACTGCCCGGTAGCTGCTGCCGGTCCACACCTTGAGGTAGTAGCGGACCTCCACGCCCAACGGGGCCTCGTAGTCCTCCACCACCGCCGTGTCGCCGACAATGGTCACCTGCGTGAGGTCCGCTAGCGGGCCGCGTATGGGGACGAGTGCACCGTCTCCACCCTGCCGCCACAGACCCCAGTAGGTGTAGCCGCCGCTCGTCAGTCCCTGTAGGGCGACGGACGCGCTGTAGCTATCCGGGACGGCGTCAGCGACGGCTGCCAGGCCCCCGGGGGTGATCTGGACGTCGTCGAGGAAGGCGGGCTGCCCGACGATCGACGACACGATGTGGAAGCTCACGACAAGCGAGGCTGCGCCTGACGGAGCGACGGCACTCGTGGGAGGGGCGTACCAGCCCGTGCCGGCCGACGATCCCAGTGACCACGTGACGGTCGCCGATCGAATCAGCTCGTCAGACGAGTTGAGCCAGGCGTACGTCGTGACGAGCTGGCGTCCCGCGGGTCCTGCGCCCAGCTTGAGCCGGGGGTGACCTGATACGCCTGCCGGGGAGTGACGGGGACGGGCGTCGACAGGGCCACGGTGGCATTCATGCCTGTCGAGCCGGTCTCGTTGATACGCAGGGAGGCGGCGCCTTCCCATGCCGTCTCGGTGGTGCGGCCGATAGTGCAGCCGGAGACCGCTGTCCATCCGGAGGCGTCTACCTCCATCGACTGCGTGTTGTAGCCGATCAGCGAGCCGGCGGGGATCGGAGACGCACGCAGAGCCATGTGGTCGAACGCCCATATTTCCGCAGCGGACATCGCTGTCGGCACTAGAACCATGCGGGCGTGGGCCGCCCCCGGAGGTGCTACTCCGGTTACCGCACACGCAGTCCACTGACCTGCGAATGCCGGGTGGTCGACGACGCTCCGGGACAAGTACACGATGTCCGCGTCGTACCAGCGAATCTCTATGCGAACCGTGCTGCTGACCACGGCAGGGCGCACGCGAGCCTGCGCCACGTACTCTGTGCCCGCACCTACAGCGTGCCGAGTGGCTCCGACCTCCATGACCCCTGACGCCAGGGACTCGGCCTGGAGGCTGTACCAGCCCTCCCACGCCACCGTGGACGTCCGACTGATCGTGGCATTCGCCCATCCGCCCCATTCGGCGATGCTGACCTCCGCAGAGGCCTTGTCATACGGGAAAAGGCTGCCAGGCACAGTGAACGGAAGTCCGAAGCTAACGACGTCCGTCACGACCGTCGCCCCCGCGCTCAGGCCGGTGCACGAGACGGTCACCGACGCGTACTGTGCGCCGACGGGAGCCGTGGCGATCAGGATGGGCGGCGGGGTCTGCCAGGTGGTGGCGGTGGGGAGCGCACTGGTGGCGGATGTGACGGAGCTAAGTGCCGATCCGCCGGACACTGCGGCGTACCAGTCGACACGGACCGTCGCAGAGCGTCCCGCGGCAGCCACCACGTTGGCCCAGTAGCTGTACGCGGTGTACTCCTGGCCGGCCACCACCGCCACGCGAGCGGAGATGGTGGCCGTGACGGATCCGGCTGCCGTGGCGGTCATGCCGAGCGACGAGGCGCCCGCGTAGAAGCGGGTGGACTTCGAGAGCGTGGTGTTCGCTCCCGTCGTCCACCCGCTGGTGTCCGTCTCGATGCCGCTAGTGTTCGCGGGCAACAGGTTGGACGCTACGCTCATCCGCCGTCACCCCCGCCGTCGCCGACACCGCCGTTGGCACCGTCGTTGCTGCCGGGCTGTACTCCTCGGAGGGATCCCGAGGAGGAGCGTCCAGCGGCGGGGGTGCCGGGTAGACCGGAGGTGGTCCGGGGTCAGGGTCGGGCTCCGGGTACGGGCCGACCTCAGGTGGGGTCTCGCTCATCAGAGGTACCGTCCTGTTCCTAGTGCCATAGCGGTTTCGTCCTGCCGCGCGTCGACCTCCACGCGCACGATGTCGGTGATCTCGCGGTCTCCGACGTAGACATGGACGTCGGCCGTGATGGCCGGGATCGAGCCGGAGCCTCGCCCGGGGATGCTCTGCGTCGCACGAGCCATCGCCATGGAGTCGCTGTTGCTGCGCACCCGCGTCGGGGTGAGGAACTCCAGCAGCTCCGGCCCCTTCTCGCCGACCCACGCCATTTCGCCGATCTGCGGGAAGCCGCCTTCGGCGTAGCCGCCCGGTCGGTTGTAGGCCGTCGGGAGCGATCCGTACGCGGACTTGGCGTAGCGCATTGAGGCGAAGATGTTCGCCATGGGGTCAATCGAGACCCCGTGCCGGAACGGACCCTGCTTGCGGAGCATGCCCGCGTAGGCCTCGAATGTCGGCTTTATGACTTGCATCAATCCAACCGACGGGGTGCCGTTCTTGGCGTTGACATCCCAGTTGTTGACGGCCTCGGGGTTGCCGCCTGACTCCTGCTGCATGCGCCGTAGCGTCAGGTCAGCGTATGAGGACGGGTTGTTCGTCGCCGCCAGGGCCGCCTTTACGACGTGGCGCCAGCGCTCGACACCCGTGCCGCCCTTGCCACCGCCACCGGTCAGGTAGCGCATGGGGTCGACCGCCTTGCCGTTGACCCGGGCCTCCAGGTGGAGGTGAGGGCCGCTGGAGTTGCCGGTCGAGCCGACCTCGCCGATCTTCTGGCCCTGCTTCACCGTGTCGCCGACGGACGTCAGCATCTTGGAGAGGTGGGCGTACAGCGACGTCAGGCCACCACCGTGGTTCAGCATGATGTGGTTGCCGTACGGGCCGCCGGACTTGGCCATGGCCACCTTGCCGCCGGCAACCGCCTTGACTGCAGTGCCGAGAGCTGCGGCGAAGTCCAGACCGGTGTGCTGCCCGGACGACCACATGGGGCCCTTCTTGCCGAAGGGCGTGCTCATCGGGGCGCCGACGGGCTTGGTCCACTGACCGCCCCCTCCGTCGCCTATGCCGAAAACGCCTAGGGCGGTGTCCTTCAGGCCCTCCATCATTTTGATGGGGAGCTGACCGACGGACTTCGCCCAGCGGTTGGTCATGAGCGGCTTCATCTGGTTGGTGATGGAGCCTGCCGCCTTGGCGAACAGCTTCGCGGGATCGGTGTAATCGGTGATGCCCGAAAGGAACTTCGCGGCGTCGCCGGACTTGTCCTTCAGCCATCCGACGATTCCGCCGTCCTTGTACGCGGGCATGCCCGCGGAGATCGCTCGCTGAACGCCGCTGATCCCACCGGAACGGGCAGCCGCATTCCACTGGTTGATGCGATCCTCGCCGATAGCGCGAGTCCACTCGGGTCGCATGATCGCCTCACCACCCGAAACGGCTATGAGGCGGTCGTCACGACCGGGCGAATAGCCGTCCATCACGCCGCCTGTGTGGAAGCCCTTGAAAGGCTTCAGCTTGTCGGCGCCGGTTACAGCAGCAACTCGGTCCCAGAGCGGGACGATGCCCTCGTTGTAGACCTTGTCGATGATGAACTTGACGGGCTTCTTGGCGATGCCCGAAATCTTGTCCCACGCAGTCTTGATGTCATCCTTGCCCTTATCGAAGGACTCGGCGACGAGAGACATTGCGGACTTGATGTTGTCGAAGTGCGGCTTGATGCCCTTTTCGTAGAGCCAGGACGCCTTGTCGCCGATCCATCCGAAGACAGGCCGGAGTACTTCTCGCCAGAGCCACTGGGCTCCTTCACCGACGAGCTTGAAGCGATCCCAAATCGATTTGAAAGCGGGCTTGATGCCCTTTTCGTAGATCCAGACGGCCTTGGAGCTGATCCATCCGAATACAGGGCTGAGTACCTTTTCCCACAACCACGTCGCGTCACGAGCGATCTTCGCGAACGCCGGTCCGATCGCCTTCTCCCAGAGCCACATCCCGATAGCTCCCAGCGCCTTGAACGCCAGGTATGCAGGCAGGAGGAACGCGACCACGAGGGCCGTGACCAGGATCTTTCCCCACTTGAAGATGAATCCGAAGACAGGCTCTAGGACGACGTCCCACAGCCAGACAGCAGCCGCACCCACGGCCTTCATGGCCGTCCAGATGCCGTTGAACGCTGGCTTCAGGCCGTTGTCCCAGATCCACAAAGCTGCGGTCTTGATGGCTCGTGCGACGGTATCGACCGTCACACGGAACCAGTCCCAGTTCTTGTAGGCGTAGATCACTGCTGCGACAAGGAGTCCGACCACGAGCACGATGGCCCGGATTATCGGGACGATACCCGTCGCATTCAGCGCCACCGCCCATCCGGCCGTCGCGATGGTCGCGATGATCATCACGGACTGGTACAGGATCATGGCGCCTGCGAAAGCGGCCATTCCGAGGGTGATCGCCTTCTGTGCCGCGAAGAGCAGCCAGAGCGTGATTACCAACTCGGGGACGTTCGTAGCTAGCCACTGGATAGCATCCAACAGTGGCTTGATGGTCTCGAACATCAGCTCCGAGAGCGGCGCCAGCGCCTTGCTGAGATCGACGATCGTCGACAGGATCTCGCCGATGAATTCAGCGAGTCCGGGGCTCGTGTCCTTGACGTACGTCAGGAACTTCTCGAAGTCAGGGCTGCCCTTGAGGCTCGTCCCCCACTTCGCGAATCGCTCGGTGATGCGGTCGGAGTGAGCGGCGATGCCGTCCATCTTCGGGAGGAAGGCGTCGATGATGCCGACGATGCCGACGATGACGTTGCCGAACGCGACGCCGAAACCGACAACGGCTGGCTTCACATTCTCCGCAAGGTCGGCCTTGAAGGACTCCCAGAAGGGCGTCTTCATCTGGGCCGATGCCTTATCCATCAGCGTGTCGATGCCGTCCGCGGCACCCTTGGTCAGCGGCGTCAGACCGGGCAAGGAGTTCTTCAAGCCGTTAACCGCACGAGTGAACAGCGGCACGACGTCCGGGCTGAGTTCCTTGGACCACGCCTTGAAGCCTTCGACCAGCCCGCCGGGGCCGGCAATGGCCTTGAAGAGGGTGCGTCCCTCAGGCGTCAGCTTCGCCAATGCCTTGCGGTACTCGTCAGCCTTCGTGACCGCCTTCGTCGTGGTGTCGATGCCGGAGAGGCGGGCCGATTCGAGCCCACGCTCCGCAGAGGCGATCTGATCCGCGGCCGACACCTGAGCCTCGGCCGAGGCCTGGACGGCGTCGGAGACACCGCGCTGGGCGTCGGCCACCGTGCGGGCAGCGTCGACCTGGTCGCGGGCCGCCTTCGACTGAGCGTCGGCCACGGCTACGGCCGCATCGCGAACGCCCTTCTGGGCGTCGGTGATCGCCTCCGTGCGGTCGGCTACGGCTCGCTGAGCGTCAGCAAGGCGCTCGGTAGCGTCCTGGACGGCCTCACTGCCGGCGACCCCCGCCTTCTTCTGCTCTTCGGCGGACCGCTGGAGAGCCTTGTAGTCCTGCTTCTGCTGCTTGGCGCGCTCAGTGGCCCGGTCGTAGGCCAACTGTGCCTGGTCCAGGTCGAGCTGAGTCGCCTTGCCGACGGCAGCGTCAGCCTTGGTCCGGTTGAGATCCTCCTGCGCCTGCTGGACGCGGAGGGTGGCCTCGCGCTGGTCCAGGGCGCCGCTCCTCAACTCGTCGTTGAGGTCCCGGAGCTTCTGAGCGGCGTCGACGCGAGCTCGACTGAGGTCCTCCTGCGCGCTCTGGGCGGTGCGGTTGGCGTCGGTGAGTGACTCCTGAGCGTCGCGGAGGCGACGGTGAGAGTCGGAGAGGCCCTCCTGCGCGCGACGGATGGCATCGGCGGAGGCCTGACGCTGATCAGCAGCTCGCTGGATGGCGTCAGCCACGGAGCGCTCTGCGTCCTCCACTCCGCGGGCAGCCTGCGCGATGGAGCGCGCGGCGTTGCGGTGGGCGGAGGCGAGGGATGACTGTGCGCCGGCTAGCTGAAGGGCACGCTGAGCGGCTTGGGTAGTCTTCTTCGCACTGTCGTCGGTGGCGGAGGCTGCCTCCTTCTCCGCCGCTGTCTTCGCCTGGATGGCCTCCGTGACGCCCTTGATGGCGGGGACGGCGGCCAGGCCCACGGCGCCTACGCCGATTGCGGCGGCGCTCGCCATGGAGACCACTGCGCCAAGGCCCGCCGCGAGGACGGGGCCGAGGGGGATCGCCATAAGAGCGGCTGCCTGGATACTCAGCGCCATGAGAGCGCCGGTTGCTCCGGCAGTGTTGACGTGGACGTCCAGATCGACGTCGGTGGCATCCACCGCAGCAATCTCAGCGCGGATCTCCGCCAGTGCCGCACGAGCCGTAGCCGTGTCGGCGCGTACCTCTACGTCAGCGTGGGAGGCTCCGAGTCGCCGCAGCTCTGCATCGATGCGGACGATCTCGCGCTCCGCGTCAGCGGTTGAAACGTCGACGCCGATCGTCTTGTTGCGGAGGGTCTCCATGCGGGCGCGAATGCGAGCTAGCTCAGCGTCGACACCTGTGTCCGCCAGCCCTACTTGCAGCTTGGGCATCGCCTTGAAGGCCGCCTCCAGCTTGCGCCGGATGGACCGAGCGAACGCTCCACCTGCATCGTCACCCTGGCGGCCAGCGGCGCGGACACCCGCCCGCCCACCGCGCGTTATCGCGTTAGGGATGGCGATCACAATGTTGTTGCTGATCGCCTCCCCCATACGCTCCCCCGCCTCCCTGCCGACACGGTCGGCAATGGGGAGGACAAGTGCCTTCAGCTTTGCGTGGAACTGCGGGATGATCGGGACGACGTCAACCGCCGCACCGCCGACGATGTCAAGGTCCGCCATTACGCCTCCTTCGGCTGGTTTCTCAGCCGCGGGTCAATGGCGCGGCGCTGCTCGTCGGTCATGCCCTGTCGGGATGCCGCCGTCGGGGGATCCCCGGTCGTGACGTGGGAACGAACTCCGGAGGAGTGCCACCGGCTATGGCAATCGCGGCGTTCCGGCTGCGGATGACCTCGTCCTTCAGCTCCGCCATCTGCGTCTCCAGACGGCTCCACGCCGCCTTGTCAGGCCGGTAGTCGGCACTGGCCTGCGCCATAACGTCGTCAGGGATGCTGTTCCTCAGCGCCGTCTTCGTCGCTGACTCCTGCGGGAGATGCTCGATGAGCACCCGCAGCCGGCGGAGGGAGAGGCGTCCGCGGTAGACGTCAAGGACATCGATACCGCGGAACGCCAGGTCGGCTTCTAGCGCTTCCGCGTGCGAGTCGAGGACTTCGCACGTCCAGAGGACTTTCCCGGGGTCTCCCCGACGGACTCCATGGCGGCTGCGGTGAAGTCGGTGATCTCCGCAATCGTGGCGTCCAGGTCGATGAAGGTCTGAACGTCGTCCTCGTGAAGCACGCCGGTCGCCCACGCGTCGTAGTCGGCCAGGCGGAGGGCTCGCAGGTAGCTGGGGCGCCACTCCGTCACGGGCTTGACGCGCAGGTCAACGCCGCTCAGCGTCGCCGTGCCGTACTCCTCGGTGGCCTCGATCTCCTGGGCCTCAGCGGGGGTGATGTCAGTCATGGGCGCGGGTCTCCTAAGTCAGGTTTGTGGCTCTGGCGCGGGTCTTGTGGATCTGCTGGGGATGAAGCGGGGCCCCGGACCCGCGCGGTACAGGGCCCCGCTGGCTGTTACGGGCCCTCGGGGAAGAAGCCCGAGACGTCGACCTCGCCGTAGTCGATGGAGCGCGTGACGGCGGGGAGCGTGAGGCCCTTGTAGAAGGTGAAGGTCATCTGGACCGGCCACACGTCGGTCGTCTGCGCCTGCTCTTCGCCCCTCGCGGTGACCTTGCCGTTCGGCATGTACAGCCGGTTCCGCTTGTCACCGTCGACGGAGTCGAAGACGAAGGCGTACCTGAGGTCGTTGGGCTTGTCGGGGAGGCCGTAGGTCACGACTCCCGCGGTCGGCTCCAGCGAAATGACCGGAACGTTGTCGTACAGGCTGCGGACCAGAGGGTTGATGGCCTCCTGGAAAGTCGCCTGCATCGTCTTCGTCGACCGGGTCATCAGGGTGCGGATGGGCTCCAGGGAGCCGGCCGCCTGGACGTCGGTGGACTCGTCCTCGATGCCGAACGTCCCGCCCTCGGTCGTCACCCAGCCCATGCACGCCCACGGAGTGGCGGGGTCGGCAAAGGCGAGGGGAGACGCGGTGTTCAGGGGTGCGACGTGGACGAGAAAGTCACTGGCGCCGAACGTGAGATCGGCATTGCGGGTGTCCGCCATGATGCCTCCAGGGCATACGTAGGGGCCCCGCGAGTCGACTCACGGAGCTAGGAAGTTCGGGGTTACGCGGGCCGGAGGCTCACGGTGTACGTCGCGCCACGTCGGTGGATCGCCTCGTTCGCCCAGGGCTGCCGGCTCGGGCCGGAGATGCAGCGGACTCCGCGGATCACGGCGCCGGGAACGGGGCCGCGCAGGAAGACGAGGGCATCTCGCACGCTGTTGGATAGGGTGCGGGCCTCGTCAGCCGTTGCGGCGAACACGTCGACGGCGACCGCAGGGTGCTGACTGAACCGGTCATCGGCGCCCGCAATACGCTGCACCCGGATCAGCGGCAGCTTGTTTTCCAGGTCCACAGGAGTCTCAGCGGCTGCGGACACCTCGAAGCGGTTCTCCAGCCACGGGGCGATGACAGCCTCCACGTCAGCCACCGTTCGCCGCCTTCACGGCAAAGAAGGCCTTCGTGAGGGGCGCGTACCGCGGGATGTCCCAGTCGCCGTACTCCACGGCCTTGGCGTGCCAGGCGGAGTTGACCACCATTGCGCCGTGACGCATGCGGGGCTTCCCTCGGAAGGGGATGTTCTTGTAGGCCGGTACGACGTCGAAGGACTTCTTGTAGAGCCCCGGGTGCCTGTCCTCCGCCGGGTCACCCGTCGGAGAGAAGCCTTGTGCGGCGTGCATGATCTCCACAGCCGCTTTGCGGCAGGGCTTGGCGAACATGGGCCGCGAGATCATCCGGCCGAGTCCGCTGTACTTACCGACATACTTCGAGCGGTAGGCCATCAGCCGGTCACCTCCTTCAGGGCGGCTTCGACGCGGGCCAGCGACGTCAGCGGAAGAATCAGCGGTCGGCCGACGACCTCCCACGTCTCCGAGCCGTCCAGGCTGACGATGCGGTCGGAGGGCCGGACGTCAGTGCCGAGCGGGGCCGCGAAGACGCGTCGGGTCGTCACGGTCTCGCTGGCGTCATGCTGCTCAGTAGAGGACCCAACGGTCACGCCGTACGGGCTCATCACGGCGCAGTAGTCGACGCGCGTGCGGACCGGGGGTCCTGCCACCCATGAGCCTGTCGAGTCACGGACCCGCGCGCCGGGGCGCTCGATGAACCAGGACTGCGACATGACGTTGGCGATCAGGCTCATGCCTGCCGCCAGGGGTACGTCGTAATCCGGGTCTCTGCCGGGGCGATGTTCAACATGCCGGCCCCGGACGCCATCCCGACGGCACGCTTGAGCCGCCGGAGTTCGTCGTCAGAGAGGACCACGCCGGTCTGTGAGTCGACGTAGGACTGAAGCATGCCGCCCGCCTGCTCCGAGCGAAGCCCTTGCGGGTTCGTCAGGATGCGAGCGGCCACGCTCAGTGCCACCGTCTTGATGCCGCGCTGAGGCGGGGTGGAGACGCGAGCCCCCACCTCCCCCATGATCGCGTCCTCCGCCAGGTCGTGAGCGAGCTGGGCCCGCTCGTCGCTGATGGCGGTGCCGAGGAGAGCGCGCAGCTCAGTCGCCAGAAACAGGAGCATCGCCACCGCCCGCCTTCCGGCGTGGGGCCACACGCTTGGCGGGAGCCGCCTTCTTCACTGTCGGCTCGGGAGCGGGCTCCGTGAGTCGACTCGCGGAGGGCGGCTCCAGCCACGCCTTCGGGTTGGTAATGAGCGCCTGTGCCCACTCCGGGACCTCGTCCGCGGGCCGAACACGTGGACCGCCCCGTTGTCGTCCGTCACGTGGACGTGCGTTTTCAGCTTGGCCATGTGTGAGTGCCTCGCGTTTCAGGTCAGAGGACGTCAGCGACGAAGGACAGGTCCGGAGCCGCAACGACCGGCAGGGCGATGGCGGTAGCACGGGTCCACACGGTCTGCGGGTCCTCAGTTTTGTACGCGCCAACCGCGATGCCTGCCTCGTCACCGGCCAGTCCGTAGCGCGCGTCGTCCGCTTCCACGGGGACGCCCCACAGGGTCTGACCCAGGGCGTCGCCCTGTGCCGGCAGGAAGGCCAGCTTGTCGTTCGGGGTGATGCGGGTGGAAACGCCGCCCACGTTCACCTTGGCGTCGTATCGGACCAGCGGCGGGATGCCGTGGTCCGCGAGGATCGCAGCCAGGAGACTGTCGGTCAGGACGGTTGGGGCGGTCGCGCCCGTGGTGGAGAGTCCGCGAAGCTGCGTGTTCCGCTTCAGAGCGGTCCAGATGGCGCGGGAGATGAGCACCGAGTCCGGGTCACCGCCGTTAGCGTCGTTGTAGACCTCCAGCCACGTCTGGAAGTCGCCGATGATGTCGGCCGACACGTTGGACCAGACGGTACCAGCGGTCACGGTGTGGCCTGCGGCGCGACCGAAGTCGACCGACGCCTGGACACCGTTTTCGTTCAGCACGACGGATGCGTTGAAGATCGCCTCACCACGCGCCAGCTCCATGCGGGCCTCGATCTGGCGGGCCAGGCGCACGCCGTCGTCCAGCATGGCGTCGCGGATCTCCGCGTTCTGCGTGTCGATGTTCCGGCGCTTGATGCGCTCGTACTCGCCGACGGGGATCTTGCGGGAGATGGGCGGCAGTTCGCCGGACACTCGCGCGCCACCGGGCCGGACGCCGACGTCAGAGCTGGCGTCGTACGCACGGAAGGTCGCCGCCTCCGTGAGGCCGCCCCTCCTCGGGTGAAGCGGTAGGAGAGATCGTTGATGGTGCGGTTCGGGAGCCACCGGTCCAGACCGAAGTCGTTCTCCGGCCGGTCCGCGAGAGCCGCTCGCGCGTAGCCGGTCAGCTCCGCGGGGGTCGCGAACTCGTCAATGAGCTGCATAGTTGGGGGTTACCTCTCTCAGACGAAAATGACGCGAGCGCCAAGGTCGGTCTTGCCGGCGGCGTCGATGGTGACGGGGAGCTTGGACTCCTTGATCGCGCAGTGCACGAGCATCGAGCCGACGGCGGACGACAGGACCGCGCCGCGCTTCGTCACGACCTCCACGCCCGTGTACAGGAAGCCGATGCAGGTCTGACGACCGTCGGTGGCGGTGTCGTCGTAGGGGCCCACCTTCTGCCCGGTCGTGATCCGGCCGAGCGGAATGCCCGACTTGACGTAGCCGTCCGGGTAGTGGGTTCCGGCGGTGAACTTGCTGACATCCAGCGTCACCGACGGGACGATGTCCGTGCCGTGCGCGCCCTGGAGCCAGTCGCGCTTGTCCTGAGAGAAGCTCTCGGTAACGAGTCCGAGGTTCATGAACGATCCTCCTGTGAGGGGGTCGGGGGTTACTTCTTGCCGTGGCGCTCGCGGTACAGCTCCGCGCCGGTAGCGGTGGTGCGGGTGCTGCCGCCCACGTCGCCGCCACGGTTACCGCCCTGCGGCGGAGGTGTCGTAGTGCCGAGGGTCGAGGGAGCAAAGTCCTTGAGCAGCTCGTCCGCGTCGGCCTCCAGCTCCTCCTTGGTGGAGCCCTTGAGCCGCGCGGCCTGCTTGGGGGTGAGCCCCTTCGTCGCTGCCACGGTGATGCGGAGGGCCTCCGCGCGTGCCTCGTCCCGCTCGCGCTCAGCGGTCAGGCGGGCAGTCTCCGCGGCGTCCTTCTCGGCCTGGAGGCGCTCAGCGTCGGTGAGTTCGGCAGCCTTGCGGGTGGCGAGTTCAGCTTCCGCAGCCCGCAGGCGCTCCAGCTCCGCAGAGTCGGGAGCCGCGTTTGCTCGCTGCTCATGCTTGCGGGCGTAGTGCTTCCAGTACGCGGCCTGATGCTCAGGTGTCATGTCGGCCGTCGGAGTGTCGTCCGGGTAGCCGTGCTCGTTGACGGCGGGCGGCGTGACACCTGCACCGCCGGCGCCCGGTTCGCCCTCCATGAGGGTCCAGGGCTGCGCGGAGAAGGTGAGGAGGTTGCGTCGCGCGAGAGTACGACGAGGCATGGTGGTTTCCCCTGTCGGGAGTCGTCAGCCCGTGTCGGGCGTCAGGTCGGAAGGTTGATGTCGTCAGGGCCTGTGAACCGCTGACCGGCGTAGCCCAGGACCGGGCCGATTTCGCCGTGCTCGTTCGCGATGACGATCTTTCGGTAGTCGACCGCTCGTCCTCCGCGGTCGCTCTTGCCGAGCGCCTCCTCCACGAGTTCGTGGATGCGCTCCAGCTTCTCTTCGTCGATGACCTGGCCGGGGTCCTCGTCGGCGGTGACCAGCTTGACGAGGCAGTCACAGCCGGGGTGGATCGGCGCCAAGTCCCTTTTGCGGTAGCGCTGGGTGGAGGCGATCATGCACAGGGCGCAGTCGTACTCACCCTGCAGCTCGCGAACGGTGTACTCGAATCGCGGCATGTCGTCACCAACCTCGCGCACTGTGTGCGTCCGGGCTAGCTGCAGATCGGTCTTGGCGATCGTCTCCAGGCGGTGGGCTCCGCGGCTCAACGCCTCGTCGAACGGGACGTCGTTGCCGAGAGCGGCCCATACCTCTTTGAAAGGTCTCCGGTAGACCTCGTCGGGGTCGACGTCGCGAAGCGCACGTCCGGTCACTGTGTCGAGGTCCAGGTCTACGCGACGGCTCGGGCCGTCGATGTCCCGATAGAGACGCTCCAGGTACGACGCTGTCAGGGCAGCTACCTGGCGCTGTCCTCCGAGAATGACCGGAAGTGCCGTGCGCTCGAAGCGCCGTACGTCCCGATCCCTCCAGGATCCAAGCCCTGCCCAGGTGTGCGAGGTCCGCCCGAGGGTCGTCCGCCACACAGTTGCGATAGCGGCGCCGTACTGCCGGTCAAGCCGCGTCAGGGACATCTTCCGGCTTCCGCGTGATAAGCGTGCGGGAGTCGCGCTTCGCCTGAAGCGAGGCGGGCTGCGGGTCTTCCACAGGAGCGTCGTTCAGTGCATCGGCCGCGCGGTCGATCTCCATGCGGTCGATCTGCGCGGGCGTGTAGCCCATGTCCTCCATGCGCTGACGCCACGGAACGCCGGCGCTGGCCTTCTTCACGGCTGCGTCGGCCATCTCCGAGATGGAACGGGACTCCGGGTCGCGCCAGAGGGTCTCGGCGTCGAACGCGCCGGCCTTCTCCTCGTCGCCCAGCACCTTGAAAGCTAGGCGCATGACGGACTCCCAGGAGTCGCCGAAGGTGCGCTGACGGTCACGGACCTTGGAGATCAGTCCGGTCTCTGCGGCCTTCAGCGCGTCGCCGGAGACGTTGACCACGGCGCCGATGAGGTAGTGAGGCGGCGTCCGCGAGATGGCGGCCAGATCCTGCACGGCGGCCTCCACGGCCCGCACGTACGGCATGAGGTCGGTGGCAGAGAACTCTCCGAAGCGGACTTCGGGGTCGTCGGTGGTCCAGAGCTTTCGAATGTCGAGCTGGAATGGCTCCAGGGCCTTCCCAGTGATCGGATCCTCTGCGATCTCCAGGCCGGCGGCGTACCGCTGGCGGAAGGCTCCGTACTTCATCGCGGCGATCAGGTTGATCAGCGAGAGGTTGATCCGGTTCTGGATCGAGAGAACGTCCTCGTGCTCCGCAAAGCCGTCCAGGCTGCGGTTCCGGCGGTTCACGAACGGTACGAAAGGCACCAAGCCCAGCTCGTTCGTCCACTGCCCGTCGGTGACGTTGGGGAGGTTCAGCGCATCCCACTGCCTCAGCGCAGCCGCGCGGCCCGAGAAGTTCGGGACCGAAGTCTTCGCGGAGAAGGCATAGACCGTCTCGGGTGTCCAGAGCGTAGCCAACGTGCCGCCGGTCCAGTCGTCACGGCGCATCTTCAGGCCGGCGCGGATCTTGCGGCGGTTGCCCGGCTCGTACTCCACGGCCACCTGGTAGGGCGTCTCGTGGGTGAGCACCGGTCGGCCATCCTCGCCCTTCTCTACGAGGACGAAGGAGCGTCGCTGGGACATGGCGCCGTAGTGGACGAGATCGCTGTCCGCGTCCATCTGGTTTTCCTGCCAGATGCGGTTGGCGTCCTCGTCGGCAGCCTTCGCCGATTTGCTGCCCTTCGCGGCTCCGAAGCGAAAGCCGTCGACACCCATGCGCTCGGTCGGGGAGTCGATGACGAGCGACGTCCAGTTGGTCCGGGCGTCCTTCATCCACTCCGCGACCTCCCGCGGGTCGACACCAGGGACGTGAGGTAGCGGGGCCTTCCCTTCGGCGTATCGCCGCAAGGTGTTCAGGCCAGGGGTGATCTCTCCGTCAGCGTCTGGGCGGGAGTCCTCACGCTCGTCCAGCATCTTCTTCCCGAGCCGCTGAAGCCACCATCCGGGAGACTCAACCCTCGTAGCATCAATAGGCATTCACGAACCTCCTCAGAAGGCTACGAGACGTCCAGAGCGCTTCTTGCGCTTGGTGATTCCTGCTGCGACGGCGTCGGCGCGGGCCTCGTAGGCGAGGGTGGCGGACATGGCAGCGTCGATCTTCTTGGGGGACTTGGGGTGTTCCTTGCCGATGCCGATGTGGCGGTTGCCGCCCATCGGCCGGCGCTTTGCGTTCAGCACGTGGCGAGAGAGAGCGAGGCCCTTGCGGGCGAACGGCGTATCCACGTCGTCCGCCTTGTCGACGCCAGCCCACGTGAGGCCCTGATCATCGACGGCTTCAACAAATCGGTTGAGCGCCTGTTCCATCGCCGTCGGGCGTTTCGTCCACCACTCCAGAGGGCGGGAAAGAACGGCTTTGAGCTGGAGCCCCTCCGCGTAGTCCCGGGTCCAGGCGTCCACGTAGTCCTGCCAGTGCGGCGGGTCGCAGTAGAAGCCGCAGACCTCGTAGCGGGCGAATGCGTCAGCAACGGCGGCGTTCACGGACTCGCGGTCAACCTGCCAGTCATCGCCCTCCGGCCCTTCCGGCTTCTCCCAGACTCCGAGGAGCTGGATATGCCCGTCTGTAACTCGGCAGGCGGTAAGGGCGGTTGCGTCGTCGCGAATCGAGCCGTCGAATCCGAGGGTAATCAACTCGCCGTCAGCTAGTGCCTCGTCGCGCCTACATAGCTGCCAGGCGTCGACGTCCATCCACGCGTCGGAGGAGGATGTCTGCGAGTTGAGGAAGTAGCGTTTTCCGTCTGCGGAATCGTTGCGCAAGTCGTAGAAGTCGTCGATCAGTGCATCGAGATTCATCCACGCCATCGCGTCGCCGTAGGCGTCGATCAAGGCGGCCCGGAGCGCTTCTTCGTTCTTCAAGTCCGCACACACGCCGTACCGGTGGTCGTATATGAGGCGAGCGCGACCGCGTTTTTTGCGTCCCTCTTGAATGGCCTTGGCCTCTTCGTAGGTCCGCTCAGCAACAGAATCTTGACCGGGCGCGAACATCGTGGTCGTTTCCAGATACCACGTCTGACTGATAAGCATTCGCTTTTTCAGGTTTCGCGTCATCGTCTTGTACATCCGCCGAAGTTCAGGCGTGATGTAGAGGTGAGTCTCGTCGAAGCAGACCCACGTTTCGCGGCCACCGTCCTTGGAGGCGGCAGACGCCGTGGAGGCTGCGATCTCGCCGCCGAAGGGAAGGTTCACCTTCGTCAGGCCTGCGTCAAGTCCCGGAATTGCGGAAATCAGCGACGCATCGTCGGTGCAATTGAAATGGATGGTGTCGTAGACGTTCCCGGTCTGGCCTTCCTCTGTGGCCATGATCCGGATAACTGGCACCTTGACCGGCTGCCCCATGGGCTCGCCCGGCTCGTAGGTGTACTCAAAGCCCAGCCCCCACGGGTCGCGGTAAACCTCGCCGCCCTCCGCCCATCCGGCGAAGCGTGCGGGTCCCAGAGCCTCGAAGAGGCCGATGCGGGCGCCCAGTCCGCTCTTGTCGCAGCCCTTCGGGCGGGAGAAGAAGGCGGAGTCGTAGAGGAGACGCCCCTCGTTGTCATCGACGGCGTAGCAGTCGACAACAAATCCGGTGTACTCGTCGCCGTGGCGGACGGGGTCGCCCTGAACATCACCGGGGCCATGAACCACAAAGTATTCCATCCACGCCACGGCCATCCACCCAAGAGAGCGGGACCGATCGTGGCCGGGGGCGCGTACGATTTCATGCGGCATCGGCGCCCCCTCTCTGTAGTTAGCCGGTCAGCCTCGCCTTGCGGGAAGTGATGTCAGTGACGTTGCCGGCGGGGGCCTGAGTGGGCCTCTGCGGGGCTGCGGTGGGCTCGTCGACCTTGAGCTTGAGACGGGCCCTGTCCTCCGGCGTAGCGCCGAACTTGGCTGCTCTGAGGCGCACTTCAGCGGCAAGCGTCCACTGACCCTTGTCCCACATCGAGTGGTGCATCAGGGCCGTGTCGACGAGGAATGACCAGTCAGTTCCGGTGAAAGTCTGCGCCTGCGGGGAGGTACGCCACTCGTTCCACCACGCAAGCGTCATGGGGTGCCATTCGGTGAGTTCACCGGTCTTGGTGTTGACGCCTAGGACGCCCTCCGGCAGCTCCGGGCCGCGAAGTTCGTCGTCAGGGGTGATGACCGTCTCCGGGTCCGCGGCGTTGCGCCGGCGGCGCTTGGAGGGGTCCTTGGGGGCGGGTCCTCGGCCGGCCATCAGTTTTCTCCGGCAAGGAATGTCAACGGCTCGCGACGGAGCATGACTGCCACCATCTCCGCAAGCTCAGCCCCAGTAAGGATGTGCACCTCGTCGACGGTGACCAGCTCATCATCGTTGAAGTGACTCAGCTCATCCACGGGATCATGCGTCATGGGAACCTCCCGGTCAGTGAACGGCGGTGCCGTCCCATGCCGGGAAGTGGCTAAGCCGTGAACTTCGAAACCACCGCGGAGAGGTCCGCGAGGATCGACGGGCAGGAGCCATGTCGGCGGCCCGTCATTGCGATGTACCGGCCGGTTCCGTAGACCTCTACAGCCGTGCCGTCGGGGCGTCGGATGCGGCGCCCCTGTCGGACGTCCGCGCGGCCCCAGATGTGCAGTCCATCGCCGGACGGGGACACCTCTACGTAGGTGGTGCCCGCGTCTCGCACGATGGCTGCGGCCCACGGCGCCAGACGGCCCGTGAGCGGGTTGAGACAGTGGTCTAGGTCGATGCACACGATGTCGTCGACGTCGCTCAGCACGAAGCCCAGACCGACGCCGGCCGACGAGGCGGAGGCACCCTTGTAGCTGCTCCACGTCCGCGGGTCCGTGCTGCTGGCCGGCATGTCGCCAATCGTCAGCGGGACCTTCGTGAATGAGCGTCGAACCCACCTGTCGCGGGTCGTCAGCTCGATGGGGAGCACGTTCTTCGACGCCCGGTGAAGGGCTACGCGGCAGCGCGTGGAGCACGTCTTCGCGCCGGCACGGGCAGTCAAAGGCATGTCGCCCTCGCACCAGGTGCACGTTCGCTCGGTCCGCATCATGGCTCCAGTGTAGCAGGGGGCGTGTAACACTTACAGGCTTCTGACCTGCGAGAACCGCACGACGTCAGCAGGCCGGCGAGTAACGCTTAACGCCTCCCGCCCATCAGGAATACCCCTTCAAGGCCCTGTGCGGACGCCTGACAGCCTCCCGGCCGGTTCGGTTCAGCGGGCGCCGATTCCGAAGCCCCAGACCCGTACAGACAGAGAGAACCAGCACTCTTACGGTCGTCATAATCCCCCGGAGGGGATCACCCCCCTGGGGTCGGGCTAGTTGATCTTCGCCGTGAAGCCGGCCCGCGGCTCCCGACGATCACCGTCAGCACGCTCGCCCTTGATCTCCAGGCGAGACGGCACGAGCGTGATCGTCACTGTCGTCAGCGATCTCTCATCCTTCGTTCCGACTGCGATCTTCGGCGGCTTCGCGAGTCGACCAACATCAACACCGTTGACGATCACGCGTGTGATGCTCAGGCCATCCTCGCCTGTGTCCTCTGCCTCCTCCAGCACCACATGGGCGCCGCTCATGGGCGGTCCTGTGGGTGGGCCAGCAGGCGGGCGTATGTGGTGGCACGCATGTCACACACGCTGCTATGTACGTCAGCGCATGCGCACCACAGGGCTACTCGTGCGGGGCTCAGCGCCGCACCCACCGTGGTAGGCGGCAGTGGTGGCACGCTGCCTCCACCCTTTGCCCACCCACGCAGGCGCGTACGTATGCGCTCCACCATCAGTCCTCCAGGGCGGGGTGTGTAGAAGGGTGCCTGTGCACGCTCACCCTCGTGAGGGCGGCTGCTGTGCCTCCCTCAGATGAGGACTTGTGTGCGTGGTGCCACGTGCACAGGAGCTGCAGGTTGCTCTCTCTGTGGTCATCTCCTGGCTCTATATGGTCCACGTCTGTGCCGGGTAGCTCGCACCGCGCGCCTGTGCTGTACAGGGCCACACACTGCCCCCCATCACGCCGGATGATGCGACGTCGAATGGCGGGCCAGTTCTTCGGAAGGCGCGCTCTGCGGGTGCTTCCATCCCACGCCATTCGCCCACCTCCGTCCGGGACTTGTGCCTACACTCGGGACATCCGCGGCCAGGGGAGGCCGCTCTAAATTCGGGGGTCGCCGTGAAGGCGTTCATTCGGCATGCCGCGTTCTCAGCAGCAGCGAGTGCAGTGGTTCTTTCGCTTGTCACGGGGTGCTCGTCGGCTGACGAACCAGCGCCCGCCAAGGTGTCCGCTCCTGCCGCCCAGGAGGCCGCTGAGGAGCCTGCGGAGCCGTCCGTGGCGCCCTCCTCCGCCCCTCCCGTGAAGGTCGGTCAGACGGCCACGTGGGACTTCCTGGAGGCGGACGAGTACGGGGAGAACGCGAAGGTCGCCACCACGTTCGAGGTGACCGCGAAGAGTGCGGAGTACGTGACGTCGGCCGACGTGGATACGACGAACGAGCCCGAGAACGGGCAGTACGTCCGGCTCACCCTGACGATCAAGAACGTCGGGCAGAAGCCGGGCGAGATCGCCACGTACGGGATGATGAAGTGGGAGAACGCCGACACCGCCGCTCAGGACGCCGCCACACTGGAGGAGGTCGGCGAGGGCCAGGATCTGGATGCGACGTACAAGCCGGGGCAGGCCGTCACGGGGTCGCTCGTGCTGGACGTCGGTGCCAAGGGTGGGACAGTCAGCTACTGGGGCGGGCTGATGGACGAGACGCCGGCGTTCACTGTGGAGCTGCCGAAGTCGTAAGCGTTCTCCTCCGCCCACTCGCGTCGCCAGGATCGCTCCTCGCGGGCTCGCAGGTTGCCCTTGACCTCGTATCCGTAGGTGGCCGTCTCACGCTGCCAGCGGGCCGCGTGGGCGTTCAACATGCGCGCCAAGGCGTCCTCCTGAAATAGCTCAGCCCCGCTCAC